AAGCTATAACGCTCGCGGGCTTTGTAACGAACGTTACCTGTGTCAAAGTCGCCGTCCATGCTGTTTTGCAGCGGAGTACGGACAAAGTGCTTCAAGCCGTTTGGCACGTCAGTCAACAGGAACCAGCCGTTGGTGTCTGTCAAGAAGTGGTTAACGGTATAGCCTTCAGGGATTGAGCCGTTGTTCTTCAAGGCGTTGATGTCGTTGTCGGTTGTACCAACGCGCAACTCGGTTTCGAGCAGGCGGGTAGCCACGAACATCAATGATGGAGGAACGATCAACTTCTTAGGCTTAGCAGCGATCAACAGACCACGTTCATCGGTCCAAGCAGCGATTTGAATAACAGCGTTTTCCAACGATGTTTCGTTCAAGTCAGCGCCAGTCGAAGGACGATTGCTGTTAGTACCACCAGACACCAGAGGGTGAGCTGTAGAGCACAGAACCACGCCGTCGCCGTATGTAGGGCCACCGGTGAAAGCGTTGTTCAACACGTAAGCAGCTTTAACTTGCTTTGTGTAAGCCATACCACGGGCCAAAGCCTTGGTGTAGCGGCTGGACAACGAGTCATACAAGTTGTCTTCCACTGCTTCTTCAGTGATGGAGAAGCCCATTGCGATGGTTTCGTGTGTGTAACGAGCAGTCCATGCTTCCTGTGCGTTGTCATAAGCGATGGCAGAGCCTTCGTTCTTAACAGGTGCAGCAGAGAAACCAGACAGTTTCGTTTCTTCTTCAAAGCTACGCTCAGATGTCTCTGTTTCGTAGATTTCTTTGTGCTCTTCGCCGTATTTAGCGTACTCCAAGCCGAACAAAGCGTTCAGACCGGGGAGCAATTCCTTGAGCAGTTGTGCGCGTGAAATAGCCATGATTTAGCTCCTTAGATACCGGTAGTACTGTTGTACTGAGCGGTGTTGAACTTCACGAGGAACTCGTAGTACGTGGTAGCAGCGACGTTGGCAGCGCCAGTAGCTGTATCAGGAACAACGTCAACCACGCGGACGGGCAAAGTGTTGGTTGTGGCGGCAGAAGAGCCGTCAATACCGTAGTAAGAGTCACCAGTGTTGGTCGAGCCAACGTTGGCAACCAAAGCTACGTTAGAGCCAACAATCGAACGGCTGTAAGCCGTAGGAGCAGTGGAACTAGCAACAGTGGCAACAACTTTGAACACTGCACTTGGGTCATCCACAACATAGGCAAACGACATGTTGGTAGATGTAGATTGTGCTGCTGGGTAGTACTGACCCTGAACTGGCTGACCAGAAGAGTTAGTGTACGAGCAACCAACCAATACGCCAACGATGTTACCGGAGTCAGTAGTTGAAGCAGCTACGATGTAGCCGTTGGTGTCTACTTTTACGGTATCGCCGTTCAGGATCGCTGTTGCGTAGGCAGGGGCCACGGGGATTTGACGGATCGCTCCGGCGTAAGGCAAACCATCTAAACGATTCAATGGTTTAAAGCCGTACGTCTTGTCAATGGTAGGATATGCCATCTGAAGACTCCAAAAAAATTAAATACCTTTACCGAAAGTGACCTTAGAGCTTCGTTCTTTGAACATCGGCATCCGAGGATCATTCTCGCGCATGAAGGTGTTATCCACTGAATTCATCTGCGCCTCTGCCTGTTGGCGGTAATACGCATCACGCTGTTCAGTAAACTCCACCGGGGTTTTGCAAAGCAACAAACCGCCGACTTCCACACTGTCTTGGAACTGACCGTTGGTCGATCCAAAAAGGCGAATTTCGGGATGGTCAGAAGCCTTAACGGGTTCCCAGCCTTCGCGTAATTTGGCGGAAAGGTTAGTGGCGTCAGCCTTGTTTAAAGTACTGATCCGTATCCAACGAAAGGCATAACCGGGTTCCGGGTTCGGATCGGGTAGGAGTTGCGGAGGCATCCATTGTTTTGGACGTTCAGCAATTTCGCGGGTTTCAAGATCACGACTTGGACGTGCAGCTTTTTCCATTTTCATTTCCTCATTTCTTCAGCAACTTTACGAGCATAGAGTTCCAATGGAACGCCAAGCCGCTTAGCGATATTCACTTGCGATTGATTCAGCACGATCTTTTTAGGCGCTGTGCTTCTCGTCGCAGGTGCAACATTGTTGGATTTAGTGCGTTGAGGTTTAGCATCAACGGACTCGTCGGTTCCAAACTGGTCCGAGAATCTTGACCTGATGTCAGCGTCAATACGTCGATAGTATTCTTCGCTGCCAGCAGGAATTCCTTCGCCAACCAAATCTTCATGGACGCCCAAAGCATAGGCGGTCATGCGCTTGTTGCTTCCAAACCACTGATTGTTGTCTTTCCATGCAAGCAGTTTGTCGTCAACGGGAGCCTGTCTGATTGGCTGTGACTCGATTTGTACAGGAGTTTCCTGCACTTGTAAAGGGGTGGGACGAAAATTGTTAACTTTGTCCGCCCTGATTTTGGCGTTTGTAAGAGCTTCTTGCGCTTCCAATAGCTTATCTGAGTCACCAGACTCATAAGCCTCTTTGTACATGCGCTTTGCGTCATCAATCTCATTACCAACAACCCTTTTGGCCTGTTCAAGCAACGCAGTTTGGTTTTGATTAACAGAACCTTTGAGTTGATTGTTCTCGGCCAATATGGCTTGGGCCAGTCGAATTGCTTCTTCCTTCTCACGTTGCGCAGATTCTTTTGCACGGCGCTCTTCGTGATAACCCTTGGTGAAATGCTTGATGCGCTTTTGGACACTCTCGTCGTATTTGGTTAACTCTTCATCGTTGAATTCCTTTGGTGGCTCCACCATTGGTTTACGATTTCGGTCTTCCGGAGGGGTGTCATCCACCACCTCAATCTCTGGCTTCTCGTCATCGTCTGGGGCTACAACCCGGCCGCCTGCGCGTGGGTTTTTTTCCTCAGCCATGTCGGGAAACTCAAATTCGGTTTTTTCAATTTCAGCCATGATGACTCCTTAAGGACGTTGTATTCCTCTGGGATCCTGTACAACTGCTTGTACAGAATCATCGTTAATAAGACGCCATTCAGTGCCGTGAATTTTCATTCGGGTGCCGGTGTTTGGCCGGACCAAAATAAAATCTCCAACTTTGCATGATGGTCCAGATGGAAAACGCGCCTTATCTTGGAACGCATCGGGGCCAATTTTGGCTACAAACAAAACGGGGGAGAGAAGCTCCTCGTAGTGCATTGTTTCTTTTGCTTTAAGCAAACCACCTTCGTATTCTTCTTGTGCATCTGGGAGCATGCACAGAAGGTGATAGGTTGCAGGATCGGGTACTTGCTTTGCCTTTTCTTCGGTGGTGGTATTAAGCACACCGGATAAGTCAATTGCACTTACATCGAATTCAGTCATCGTTAGATTCCTTTAGTTTACGCACGAGGTCGCCGAGTTCACGTTGAGCGGTTCGGAGACCTCGGATGATTCCGCTCAACTCTTTGTAGTGATCGTAGGATGTAGCTCCACCATCACACAAAACTTGCACAATGCTTTTGACTTCTTCTTCAAATTTTTTATTGAGGATTTCAAGAATTTTTTCGTCCATCATTAACCCCTTTGAGCCATCTGTTGAGCTTTAAGCTGGGCCTTGGCTTGCGCCGCTTGCTCTGCTTGGTTTAATTTTTGTTGATGAATTTGCTGAGCCTGCATCAGCTCCATTTGATGGCGTTGATTTTGTTGCTGAATTTCCTGATCGTGACGAGCCGCAATCATTTCAGGAGACTCACCATTTTTCATCATCATCTCTTGCTGTTTCATTTGAAGCTCTTGCGCTTGAAGTTGCAATTCGCCTTGAACTTTCTGCGCCTTGATTTGCACTTCTTGTTGTTTGATTTGCAATTCAGCTTGTTGCATTTGTACAACAGGGTCCTGCATTTGTTGCTGAGCTTGCTGCTGTGCCGCTTGTCCTTTGTTCAACTGGGTCAGTTGAGTTGAAGCCTTGGCCACAAGTTTGGACAATTGAACTTCTACGTCTTTGGACAGCTCTGCATTTGGCTCTGGCAACGTAGCACCCAACTGCTCTTGAACACCGTTGCGATACTGGAATGCAACGTGCTCTGCAACGTGAGCCATGATAGCCGCTTGGATTTGCTGAGCCATTGGGTTCTGGCCGATCTGGCCCATTACCTTGGGGTCTTGCATCATCGAAGTGTGAGCTGCAATGTGGGCATCGTGGTCTTGATAGATAAACGCTTTTTGAGGCTTACCAGTTAAGAAGCCCATGTTCTCGCTGATCGGGTCATGAGGCAACTGGTCGTCTTCAATAGGCACCAGTTTGTCGGCATTCTTAATTCCAAGCACTTCAATCATCTGGCGATGCAATTGAGGCAAGTCATAAATCTGCGGAGCGCCTTGAGCCAATTGAATGACCGCTTGGTACTGCATGATCCGCTGGGCCATTGTCGAGCTGTTGGGATCGGACACAGGGATAACATCCACCATGTCGTAATCTTGGCGCTTGGCTTTACGCGAACCTTCAATCGGGTTGTACTCGTACTCGCCCGGGGTGTGGTCACGAATAATATCCCGCAGCAGTTTGAATTCTTGCTTCATTGAGAAGTGAACTCGCGCCTGAACAGCGGACATGTTCTTTAGCTGGCGCTCAAGCAAAGCCAAGGTAGTACCGACCGGAGCGTTTGCACTCATGTCGCTGATGTTCATATCAGCAATCGAACCAAGCCGGCGGCCTTCATCCGTGATTTGGTTGAGCAAGCTCATCAGAACTTGACTCGGCTCCTTGTATGGGAGCATCATAATGTTGTCGCGTACCGTACCGGAGGGCACATCCACGTCCCTAAATTCACCCGGAGCAATGGGTGTATCGTCACCCTTTACACGTAAACCGCGTGCTTTTAGGCCGCCGGGCAGGTTAGAAAGCGTGCCAGCATCCACCAATTGGCGAATAATGCTGGTTCCAGCCCGGGCATAACCACCAATCAGGTGAATTAAACCCAATCCGTAAGCGCCAAAGCCGGGAATATACGTGTATTGGACGAAATGCTCGCGCTTTACCTTGCGTTCGTCGCTCTCTTCCCAGTTTCTACGGATGGCCAGCACTTCATTTGTGCCGCGATCAATCGTAATCACATAAGGAAGCGCGATTCCGTCTTCGTCTTCGTAGCCGGGCAGGTCATAGTCGATGTGAACTTCCAAAATCTGGTAGCGATCATCGTCCGTGAGTGAATATCCTTGGTCTTCGGCCTTCTTTTTTTCCACATCCGTGTGAATAGTGACCGGCTCACCCAGTTCTACATCGCAATAGAAGCCAGAGACCTGTAATTTTTTGATTTCGTTCTTTGTTTTGCGCATAACGTGGGTAACACGCTCGGCATTGAACAAACTTGAAGCTCCGTAGGGAATGATTACGTCTTCGGCCGGGATAAACGTGGCCATTTGACGGTCATAACCCGGGTCAAAATAGATTTTCTTAAACGCAGCGCCAGCTAAACCTAATGAATACAGCAATCTTTCATGTTCTGGGCGGTATTCAGGCATGCCCTCTGTCAATTTGTAGTTCATGTCATCACGAACTCGCTCGGCCGCATCTTCTTTGAGCTTGTCAATGGCTCCGATAATCTCAGTTTTAACTGGGCCCGCCGCAGGGAATGTCTCCAGAATGGTTTCACTTTGGAAACGTATCGCAGCTTCAGTCAAAATCGTTGAGTACACACCGCAAGCGCCCATCCAAGGCTCAGTGCGCTCCTCATACTTCATGCCAAGGACTTCCAAGCCCTTGACGTACATCTCAACCCAGTCTTTACGGCTGTTAATGTCGGCGTCCACCATCTCGACAATGTCGCTGGCCACTTTTTGCAGATCGCCGCCGGACATTTCTTCTGCCAAGTTGGCATCAAAATCCATCTCGTCGGTTTCTGGCATTAAATCAATCTCCACCCCGTCTATGCCGATCTGCACACCATCGGGATTTTCAATTTGAATCTCAATATCCGGGCCCTCGTCTTGTAAAAGACTGTCCAAACCCAAAGGTGCTTGGCTGATTGATTGTTCAATGCTCATGATGTGCCTTAATAGTAGACGGTTTTACGGCGGAAGCTTTGCAGCTCTTCGCGTTCATCGGATTCTAATCTCAGGAAGCCGCCTTGTCTAAACCTGAGTAACGCTTGTACGGTGGTATCTACCAAATCGTCGTGGGCCGCATTCGGGAAAGCAGCCATCTGGTCGATCACTTCTCTGGCCCATCTTGTATCCGGTGCCCATACTTTCCCAGAGTTAAACATGTCCGACACGGAATTTAAACGCGCGATCTTATCGTTTGACTGCTGTCTTGTTCCTCGGGTCGGGGTGTATTCACTCACAGGAATTCCGGCTGCACGCATTTCAAATACCAACGGAGCTCCAGCCGCTTTGGCTTCAATAATACAGGCGTCTGGCTGCCAGTCCATATAGTGGGCTTTGGCTTTTTCTTTGAGCTCGGGGAACTCCATTCGCTTTTGGAAAGAATCCAGCAGGATAATATTTGCATTGTTTGAATCCTCATCCATGTGGAAAACACCCCACGTCGTACAAGCGGAAAAGTCGGAGCGTTCATTTTTTGTAAACGCTGTATCCCACGACTGGATAATAAATTCACACCTCGGCGGCTCTTCCTTCTCCCAAATCCTCCACCACTCCCGCTTAACAATCGCTCCCTCTTCGCCAGTGGGCTGCTGCTGGTACTGAGCATTCCATTTAGCTGGAGATAGTTCTTCTTTCAAAGCTTCCAATAAATCCAATGGCCAGAACTCAGGCCACAAAGAAGCACCGCTCGGCATGATCGCAGGGAACTCAATGACATCCCACTCGTCAGGTCTCCCCCGCTCGATCGAGTCATTAATCACCCGGCCAATCAAATCCCGCTCGGACCATCTCGTCGCAATAATAATAATTGCCCCGTTAGGCTGAAGTCGCTGGCGGGGACCGGACGTGTACCACTCATACGACTTATCGTAAATACTGGGATCGTGCGCAGCGTTAGCCGCTTCTTGCTCCGTATGCGGATCGTCAATGATGACCAGATCAGCACCCCGGCCAGTCATAGTACCTCCCACACCGATCGCAAAGTACTCTCCGTCTTTGTTCGTACTCCATCGGCCGGCAGCCTTACTATCCTGTCTCAAAGTCACCCCGGGGAATACTTCCTCATACTGGTCACTCATTACCAAGTTACGCACCTTACGTCCAAACCCGACAGCAAGTTCTCCCGTGTTCGACGCTTGCATAACCTTCTTGCCCGGGTACTTCCCCAAAAACCAACTCGGAAACAAGTACGAGCCAAACTCACTCTTTGTATGCCGAGGGGGTAAAGAAATAGCCAGTCTTTTAATCTTCCCCGACGCAACATCCTCAAACTTCTTAGCCAGTACCGCATGATGTCGGCCATGAATAAACCCCGGCCACATCCGTTTAACGTAAGCCATGAAAGACGACTGACAGTTCTCCCGCTCCACAGAGAGCTTGTACTCATTCATCTTCCGGCGAAGCGTCTCAAACTTCTCCTGAGGCAAAGACGCTATCTGCTCATCCGTTAAATCAAACATCATTTACTCAAGGTTCCGAAAATTAATGTACACAGGCCGGATCGTCCTACCCAGCCCGTCAATCTTCTTAATCACGCCAAGCAATACCAGCCGATCTACAATCTTCTTCGTGTTCCCAATACCCATCTTACCCCTCACATACGCTATATCCCTCAGCGTAGGACTGTACCCATACTTCTTCCACCACTCATCAATCACCAAAAACACTTCTTTTTGCGCCGGGCTCATATCCATCTCCATGCACTTTATCTCTGTTAGGTCAGCACGTTTCTGCCTCATGACCCTGTGGATAACTTTGGAACGAGCCCTTATTTGTTTAAGGGGCGGTCTGGCAAAGGTATCCAATTCGTTATGTTGCAGTACTACTCCGGTATCCATATTTTGTCGTCAAAAATGTTGCTTAAAAAAGTAGCACCCCTACCCCTATTTTACCAAAAACGATGACGGGGGGTCTTCCTCAGATTGAGGGGTGGGGTCTGTTGGATTGGAAAAATTAGGGGCTGGTTCGAGTGGGATAGTATGTAAATATTGTAGGGACTCCTCCTGCGTGGCTGTGGGGGTCGGGGGCGGGTGGGTCTCGGCGGCGGCGGATTTCAGTTCGTCCAGCAGGTCGGCAGCCTGAGCGTCGATGACCTGAGCATCTATCGCGTGAGCGTTGGCCAGTGATCTAAGTTCGGCCATGATCTCCGCGCGCGCGTCAGTGCTGGACGTGATAACTGTCGTTTCCTTGCGCTCAGTGAATGCAGCCACCTCAGTCACGCCGCCCAAAACCTTTACCGCCTGCAGCCGGATCGCGTCCTTTGTGTCGGGATTGGTGGCCAGTTCCACCAGCGTGTTAATGACCAGCATGCGCAGGGCCGCAGGGTTTTTTATGTGTTCAGCCTCTTGCGCCCGCTTTATCGCTTCTATCTCCAGACTGATTCCCGAATGTTGCTTCATGAGGCTTGCTGCATTGCCCGCGGTTTTGGGTTTGGCCTTGTCACTGTAGACCTTGCGATAGGCACCGGCACCAGTTGCGCCCATTGCTACTTCACGCGCGAATGCCTTTTGTTTGCTTGTCAACTCTCGATTGTTTCCAGTCAGCAAGGCCGAAACGGGTACAGAGTCGAGACCTTCAGTGATCTGCTTGCGCGTGAGCCGCTTAGGTGATTGTGTTGTGCTTGTCATGGTGCGATTGTAGAGGAACAGCCAGAGAGCTGCAACGCTTCGCTGATTCCCCGCGCTTAACACCCTGCAGCCGACGATCGACAGACCCGCCGAAACGACCGGAGAGGGTCCAGCATTACAGTTTCAGCCACTACAGCAACACCAGAGCCGCACCGCTTCGCTGATAGCCTGCGCCTATCGAATCCCGATTCTTGATAAAAACAATTGTCTTGCATACCCCAAAAAACACCCGATAATAACTATCAGGCAGGTTGAATGGCAACCTACCACATAGGAGAAAAGACAATGAAATATGTTTATTTGGTTATCGGGGCCGGCGGCTTTATTTTTGGCGTTTACGCCTCACAAGCCGACGCACAAAAAGTATTTAACGCACTGGCCGCAGATAACGACGGTTTACGGTTATCGACTGAACCAGTCATTACCAAGCCCGCCCATTTTCCCCAAAAATAAACCAAAGGACCCGACACCGTGAACGCCTACACAAACAACGGATACACCGACCGCGCTGATTATCTCGCCAGCCTATGCGACGAATACGACCCCCTAATGGTCCGAACGCTGGCCGCCCTACTGGGACCAGAAGAAGACTTCGACGGGCTTGTCAGCAGTTTGGAAGACTTCGCAGAAGGATATTAAACAAACCCGCCCGCCTAACCAGCGGGCACCACAGGAGAAAAGACCATGACACACAAAACCGCCGACACAATGCGCAGCACACTGGCCGCCATTTTTATCGCCCTGATACTGGGCACCGCATGGGCAAACCGCCCATATGAATGCGGGACCGATACCGATTGCGAAGCAGAAGAAGCAGCACGATGCTGGATTCTCTGCGAAGCATAACCACAGGAGACAAGACCATGAACCAATACGCCGCCACCATTGAAACCGACGACGACGAACTAAACCGCGAAACAGTGGAATACGAAGCCTTCAGCGCCAGCGAAGCACAAGCCTACGCAATGGACGACTTGCAAGATAACCAGCGCATTATTGCCATTTGGCAGCGCATTTTATAAACCAAAACGCACAGGAGCCTAAACCATGAAACCCGAACACTTCGCCGACTTCGCAAATTCAATTCTTAGCGCAGGACTCATGCGCCACAATGCCCACGGAGAGCCAGCCGCGCCCGCCGCCGTGACTGCAGCGCACGCACTGGCCGCCAAGGTTGACCGACTGGGCCAACTGGCCGCCGACGTTGCCGCAATCGAGCTGGAGGCAGCCCGCATACGCGCCGAGCTGGAAGCCGCCGGACTGCGTGAAATACTGGGCCAGAATTACCGCGCCACTTTTGCGCCATGCAAGGGCGCGCAACGAATTGACTGGAAAGCCATTGCAGCCAAGTTCAAGCCGAGCCGCCAGCTAATCGCCGCGCACACAACGACGGGCAAAGAATCCACCCGCATGACCATAACCGCACACCCCACACACTAAGGAGCCCACGCCATGAACATGACCGACATTCACACAATCGAAACCGACGACGAAGCCACGGCCGAAGACTACTACCAAGCCATGCAGCGCGCGATAAATTCCGGCACCGCTTGGAGTTTTCAAGGCAGTTATGGCCGCGCCATGATGGGCGCAATAACCGACGGATTTTGCATGCTGGGCACCGCGCCCGCCCGCGACTACTACGGAAACCGCATACCCAGCCGCACCGAAGTGCAAGAAGGCACAAAGGGGAGTTACTCATACGTGAGCCGCGCCAATGGTGAAGAATGGGCCGACATGATGGCCGAAGCATAAGGAGATTACCCCATGAAATACCAAGCAGTTAAACAAAGCAGCAACCGCAAGACCGGACCGATCCCGGTAACCTACAGCCAGCGCGAGACGTGCCCGCCCTCATGCCCGCATTACCTTGACGATTGTTATGCGGAAGGGTTTCACACCCGCATGACTTGGGACAAGATACCCGCCCGAGGGGTAGAACTGGGCGCGCTTTTGCGCTTCATTGAATCAATGCCGGCCGGCCAAATATGGCGCCATAACGTCGCCGGTGACTTGAACGGCAACGGGGAGGAACTGGACGCGGCCGAACTGGGGCAAATTGTTGCAGCCAACAAAGGCCGAAAGGGTTTCACCTACACGCACAAGAAAAGCCCCGACGCCATCAAATGGGCACGCCATGCGACGGAATGGGGCTTCACGATCAATCTGAGCGCCGACGACGCGGGAGAGGCCGACCAACTGGCCGCGCATGGTTTACCAGTGGTTTGCATTGTGCCAATGGACACACCAAAACACACCACCACGCCCGCCGGCCGATCAATCCTAGTATGCCCCGCCCAAACCGTTGATTACATGACCTGCGCGCTTTGTGGACTGTGCCAGAAGGCCGACCGCCGGCAGATTATCGGCTTCCGAGCCCACGGCACCAAAGCCCGCGAGACCGACCACAAAGCCCGCCGCGTGATCCCACTTTATCAGGAGCGCGCACAATGAAAGGCTTAGATTATTATTTCGGCTGCATGCTGGCCGATTATCTGGACGCACCCGACGAGCCCGAGGCCGAGCCGGTGCCATGCGTTTATTGTGGCCACGACTGCGACGAGCACGACGATTGCACAAACCCCGATTGTCCCGAGCGATGAAAGGATCACGTTAAGCCCTTCCGTGAGGGTTTAGCGGGAAATTGTCCCGAACAGGAGAAAACATTATGAGCACACAACAAAGCCCGAGCGCACAAGCCGCCGTTTTATGGATTCGAGCCCAATGGCATCGCGCACAGTCCCGCGATTTTTTAAACAACAGCACCGCGAGCATGTATCAGCATGAGCACGCAGCCGAGGCACTGGAGGCGCAAGCCGCCCAACTGACCCGCGAGGACATGGCCGCATGAAATACCCTGAAGCCGCTTACATTAACGCCGGCCACGCATACGAGCGAGCCCGAACACCGCAAGCAACCCAAGCCCGCGCCCAGACAATCCGCACCATGCTGGAGGCCGAGCGAATAGACGACCGAGCCGAAGCCCGCCAACTGGTGGAGACTGGCCGAGCCGAAGCCCGCCAACCCTGACCGCCGGACCGCCCGCCAACCGGTGGGCACCCGCCCGCACCAGCTTTTCAGGCTGCGAGGTTGATCCATATTTTTAGGCTGAGAGGTTGATCCATGAAAACTTTTCCCGAATCCGAAAACCCGTTGACGTTGGCATTGATTCAGTCCACGCGGGTACAAACACACACCGACATGGTTCAGGCTGTGAGGCTGATCCGTGCTTTGGAATCTAAATTAACAGGCTGCGAGGTTGATCGGTGCCGATTGGCCGCAGAAGTATTGATCGAAAGACGACTGACATGATGACACGATGGGAAAAATTTGAACGGGCTGTGTTCCTGCTTTGCTTAATTGTTGTGGCTTGTAGCCTGTACTGGCCGTGAGGGTAATCCTTTGGCGAGGGCTTGACTTGATCTAAACAAGCCGGCCCCGTCAGCAAAATCGTTGAAGTCGTGACCAATTACGGGAGGCATGAAATATGGCCATCCTATTTTTTTAGCTGTGTTCAATCCGGTTTGGCTGAAATCATTGTCCGCGACAATGAATCCCTCTTTCAGAGATGCCGCGATCTTTTCCATGTTGCCTGCGGAGAAGCATACGTGCAACGTATACCGTTTCTTCAATGCCTTCATGGCCGCTCGGATAGACAGGCCAGTCGCGTACCCTTCACAGAGAATGTGCGGGCCTTTGTTGTCCCAGACAAACTCAGCATTACTGGTGCGCTGGCCGAACAAAAACTTTTTCTTTCCCTCGGGCTCGATGATCTGCACGCCCACCAGATTAGGTCCTACACGCATCGGGATCAGCAGCAGCAGCACTCCGTCTTTGACGTACACGTTGCCCTGTTCGTCGGGAAATCCCTTTGCTGAAAGGTAGGGGTGATGGGCGATCTGGCTTTCTTTCAGCATCCATGCAGCAGTCTTGGCCGCTTCAGCCTGCTTGCGTTTGATGTCGTCGTCTGCCTGTTTTGCTATGCGCTTTATTTTCTCGAAGTCCACCGCCGAATCAGCGTCAGCCTTCCAGACTGCAATCTCTGTCATCGTCGCGTGGTTTTGCAAAAAAGCATAGTCACCCATAAATTTGACCGACCCATTCTTGTGGGCTGGCTTGTCTTCTGTCGCGTATCGTTTCCACTGGCCGACGGGTGGCATATGGTTTATGGCTATGCCGTGCAGCCTTGCAAATGAGATGAAGTCCATGATTATTTTTTCGATTTGAGATAACGAATCAGCGCCGCTTTGACCGCCTTGTCAAATTCTTTCGAGGGCGTGACAGCCTTTTCATCAAGTCCTCTTGGCCAGACTCCAAACTTTTCTTTGTAGGTGTGGGCTGCTCGTCCTGCACTCCATCCTTTGTACTTGACCATGTACTGGCACATTCCCCACCAGTCTTGCTTGATGTCCCGACTTGCGCTGGGCGCCAGCTCCTCCATTTCTCCAGAGATTTCAACCACTTGATTCTTGCGCTCTCGGACGTGGCCGCAGTGCAAACAAGTGTCGGATTTACTTGGCCAAAACGCGCCGCACATCGGGCACTTGGCCGCCTCCTTTTCTTTGTCGGTCTTTTCTTTCTTGGGCTTCTCTCGCGTGTCGTCCAGCTCACTGACGCCGTTGTTGTAGACCTCTTCCCAATCCTCTTGAAACCGCAGATAGTTGCCCGAATGACACAGCCAAACGCCATACTCTTTGTCGGGATGGCTGCGCATGACTCGGCCCATCTGCTGGATGTGAGACGACAGTGACTTGCTGAAAGGTCTGGCCGACACACCGATCTTCACGTCAGGAACATCAAAACCTTTGGTCAAAATATCAGTAGCAATCAGGCCATGAATCTCTGTGTCCGGCCGAGCGAAGTCCTCAATCACATCCTGCTTGAATGTGCCATCGTCTTTGTAGCTGATGGATACAAAGTTGTACCCCTCTTCACCGAACTTCTTTGCGAGGTCCGCACCGTGCGCCACACCTGAGCAAAAGACAATCGTCTTGACGGGCTTGCCGTATATCTCATGAGTCTTCTTGATCCACTCGGACACAATGTCGCCAGTGATCTGCATGCCGCGCTTCTCGGTTTCTTTGGACGACCATTCACCCGCGACTTTCTTTGCCCCGTCCATGTTTATTTCTTTGGCAATGAACACGCGAAGTGGTGCCAATACTTTTTGATCGACCAGCTCTTTGGTGGTGACTGTGCTGACCACGTTCTTGTAAGTATCTCCAAGCCCTTTGGTAAAAGGTGTAGCCGATAAGCCGATCACTTTTATCTCGGGGTTGTTCTTGATGAACTCGATGGTCTGCGCCCGTTTGGCATGGCACTCGTCCACGATCATCAGGGAGAGGCCGGGAAAACTACCTCGCTTTTCGATGGTCTGCGCTGAACACACTTGGATGTACTCGTGAGGCCGATACCGCCAGTGGCCGGCCATCAGGACGCCGTGCTCGATCTTGTATTTCTCAAGGCGCTGGCTGGTTTGGTCGGTGAGAATAATCCGGTCAAGGATCATTGCAGACCTGTTGCCCTTCTTCATTGTGGCTTCAAGCAGAGCGATGGCCATCTCTGTTTTACCACCACCGGTGGGGCTGTAAAGTATTTGCGCGGTGTGCCCATCGGCAAAGCCTTTGCGCAGAGCATCAAGAGTTTTCTCCTGATACTCACGAAGTTTCAGTGACATAAGTTTCTCCTGCCGGTACACATGCCCACCGGCTTGGGCAATGGATTATTGCTCGTATTTCTTGAGTTGACGTTGCTGTGCGGCCACTTGCTTTTTGAGCTGAGCGCACTCGTCTTGGAAGCGATCACGACTGCCTTTGAGCGAGACAATTTCTATCTCGGCAACACGCAATTGTTCACGCAGATCAGCGATCATTTCGCTGGCCGCTTGCTTTTCTTCGGCCGTTCCTTCCATACCAGAAACCGCGAGTTGTGTCGTTAACTCTGCATTTTCTTGAGTCAATCGTTCGATCAAATCTTGCTGCGCATCGTACTGAGGGGGCTCTGGTTCGGGCTCCTTCGGTGCCCCTACCTTAGCCTTGGCTGGGCGGCCAACGGGCTTGCTCATGGTTTTTGTTTCGCCGCTTGGCGTCTGGTATTCCACCTTGTCGGGCATCTTGCCGCTTGAGTTGCGCAGGTTGGACACGAATGTAATTGATACATCGCAGTGACGCGCAATTTCTGTGTTGCTTTTCTGGCTCCACTCAAAGTCATCTAAATGCGTCATTACCGCTTTGCGCTTGTCGGCTTGGGTGCGTCGCAGGCCGTGGTTGCTGTTGACGCTAGTCGCAAACAACTTGGCGTCGCGGAATGTGCCATTGACTACGTTGCACTTGATGCTGACCTTGCCGGCTCGCTTGTGAGCATGGTAGCGATGATAACCATCGGCCAGATAAAAGTGAACGCCATCAAAGAAGACCGACACCGGATCGAAGTCTGCGCCCTGCTCAATCTTGTATGCGTAATCCGTAACCGTTTCTTCGTCGATTGCGACACGCATTTGCAGGTCTGCATGCAGCACCAAGGCTGCGAGGTTCATCGGCTTCATGTGTTTCCTTTTGTCATTGTCCAGCCCAGATAGAACCAGCGCCAGTAAGTTTGAATGTTGTCGTTTGTGTATCGAGTACCGCTCCACGAGGGGGCGTCCCTGCCTTTGGCTTCGATCAAAGCCTCAAATTTTTGTCTTGCTTCTTCCAATTAAACCTCCAAAAAAAAGTAAAAAATATCTTGCGATGCTTAGCATTCTACAGTAAACTACACCCATGTCAACAGGTATATTTTATATCTTGCTGACAGGTAGGAGAAAGTAAACAACAACTTGCTGCCCTTATTTGTTTAAGGGCAGGTCACTAAAAGGAAATCACATGAAATCAACAGTAAGAACTTTTGTTTTAAAAGGATATTGACATGGATGCTGCACTGGACTTGATGAAAGAACTGGTAATTACCGCCGCAATCATCTTCGGCATTATGTGCCTTTTGGCCTTGTGCTTTTGGATGTACCCGAGCATGACGGAGGTCAAAAAGATGGACTGCTCCCTTGTGGAGTTTAGCCCTGACGTGGCACTGGAAGTTAAACAAGCATGCCGAGAGGCAAGGAGTAAAAAATGAAAAAACTGATTACAACACTGGCTATTGCAACCCTTGCAGGGTGCTCATCTGATGCGGACGTTGCGTCGCAAAATATGTCTAAAGCCGCAGATAACTTTGAGGTGGCGCGGCGCGTTATTTTTTATAACGGCATCACAAATGAATATATGTTGACCATTGAGGGGTACTGCTCAATTTTTCCAGAATCAAAAAAGCTGTCGGTGGTTTGCAAGACTGGCCCCGGCGCTTACAAAAAGCATTACCTTGGTCTATCAGACAACGTGACGTTTTTTGTTGAACAACTTGATGCAAAAAATGTAGGCACAAGTTTTTATCGCGTGGTGTTTAAACCATCAACAATTATTCCTGATGTGGTGATGAAATGAAAGTAAAAGACCTGATCGAAGCGTTACAGACCTACGACCAAGACCTGATGGTCATCCGCAGTGGATACGAAGGTGGCGTGGAAGAAGTAAGCAGCGTAGAACTTGAAGTCGTTGCGTTAAACGTTAATGAAGCGTGGTATTACGGAAGCCATGAAACGATTGACGATCTTGAGAGCAATGAATATCCGGGCCATGAGCGCATCAAAGCTGTTTACATAAGTTGAGGAGTTGACATGAAAACAATCATCCATGTAAACCAACACGTTATCAAAGCCAACGCCAAGAATGGCGCAAATGACCCTGCGCTGACGGTGAAGACGTACAAGACCACAACCTATGCACACGCAGTGACGATCAACGGGCCGAGCCAAGTTATCTATTCAGAAAAGCCCCTATCCTGCGGTGCGCGGGTATGGATTGAGACTCAAGCAGAAGTATTCATTGACAAGGAGTAAGACATGAAGCCGTGCGCCATGTGCCCATGCAAACCGACAACCCCAGAGTTCCATAGAAATTTGGTAAGGAATATGTACGGCCAAATCGTAATGTCTGGCGGGTTCCCCTGCCATGACAAGCACCCTACAGCGCACGTCCTACATCCAGACGCTATTGGCAAAGATGGGGCGTTTCATACGCCGGACTGTGCGGGATACAAATTGTGGGGCTTGACCCCGGATTTTAAGGAACAAAGATGAAACGACAAACACGACTGGAAGTTTACGTCACGGTGCTATGCGCTGTGTGTGCGTCATTGATTATTTGGAGGTTTTATGACTGGATGGCGTAAGAGGACGATCATGGAAATGGCGCGGGAGGCTGGGGCGGTATTCCCTGCTGACGGTAGCTACCACCAGTTTGAAAGACACGAAGACCTTGAAGCCTTTGCCGCGCTGGTGCGTGAAGATGAGCGTGAGGCGTGTGCAAAGGTTTGTGAAAGCATTAACAGCATTGAAGATTATTACGAAGAACGTACAGAGTTAGTTTGCGCTAAAGCCATCAAAGCAAGGGGACAAGCATGACTGAAAAAGAAATCAACAAAGCATTTGATGAGGAATACATCAAGTACCGTGACGCATTTCCAAAAGACTACGACATACCAGCCTTGGCACAGCCAGCACCTGTGCAGTACCCATTGCCTGACGATATGTACGACAGCAAAGACTGGCGGGATGCCGACTATGCGGGCAGAGTCGAATGGCTGCACACGATGTACGAATCGAGCAAGAGAACGCTTGATGCGTACACCACCCCACCCGCACAGCCAGCACCTGTGCAGGAGCCTGTGGCGATTGCCTTAAACACCGGAACAAAACAAGGTGTGAAGTGGCTGAAAAATGTTGAGCATCGTGTAAACCTTTACACCACCCCACCCGCAGCACAGCGTGAGTTTGTAGGGCTGACTGATGAGGAAGCACAATGGCTTTACGACAACTGCCGAACGCCATCTAATTTGATTGATATGACTGAAGCCAAACTTAAGGAGAAGAACACATGATGATTAAACGCGATATGGCTTTGGATAATTTAATCAAGGTCTGCCAAGAAACACTGCAAATCATTGGCGATATGGTTGAGGCCGACAGCGTGGCTTACTCCCGTGGCTACGAAGATGGCATGGCCGCTGAAGCGCAAGTGCAAAAAACTTTGAAGCCGTGGGTAGGGCTAACGGATGAGGAACAACAACAGGCGTACGAGCAATGGCAGAACGAAGGCTGGGGTGTTTTTTACCGAGCTATCGAAGCCAAACTCAAGGAGAAGAATACATGAACACTGAAGACGATGAATTTGAGCGCATCGAGCGTGAGATGCAGTGGCGGCAGATACCGGATGATCTGCCCAAGGCCATACCATTCATTACCGAAGAAGAACTGCAACAACTTTTAAAGGACGAGACATGAACCCCGAACAAATACAACAGTTTCACATCAAAGAAAGCCACATGGCCGAAGGCATTAGTGCCGACTACGTGTGGTACGAAGCATCAATGATCCGCAACGCAATGGAGGCCAGCCTGCACCGCTTTGACAAGGTGGTCAGCGTCATGGAGGCACGGCACAAAGAGCACATCAAAATGCTGCAAGATGTCATGGCAGAGAACCGTGCCCTTAAAGCTCGAATCAAAGATGACACCATTTCAATCGTTGCAAATGTAGGAACAAAAAATGATCCGAAGTAGGCATCAATTGATCCGAGACATTTTGCTGGCCTCGGAGGACGGCTTGACCGTTAAGCAGATTGCAGAGGTTCTGGGTGATGACAACTACAGATCAGTGGCAAAGACGATAAAGCTGATCCACGGCGTGTACATTGACCGATGGATGGTCCCCAAGCGCGGCCAGTACGCGGCAGTGTATGACTGCGTAGAGGTTCCAGAAGATGCGCCGCACCCGACAGAGAGATACCTTCCACAAACCAAATGGCAACCAACGGAGCAAAGAGCATGAAACCAATTGAATTGACAGTAGAAGAACTCCCGCACAGCGGCGATGTAGACCAGAACGGAGAGTTTCTTTTCCACTTGTACACATCCAACATGTGTGATGGGGAATTGGAAGAGGCTATGCCTGTGCTGATGAAATTATGGGAAGAAAATTTTGAAGTGAACTTGACCGTCACCATGAAAACAAGAGACCTCTTCAATCAATTGTTTGACATGTACAACGTGGGCGGCAAGATGGACTCAGAAGATGCCCCCCGTTTTCAAGCTCTGCGCAACGATTGCCAGTGGATCATTGACCAAATTGACAAAATGAAAAAATTAACATGATCGACGTATACGCAACCGAAGTGCAGGCCGTGGATGAGGATAACAACTTGCTGTTCACTTTAAAAATGGTGGACGAGTACTGCTGCACAATGGAACTCTCCAAGCCTTTGTTGTTGAGTAAAGGCAACTTGGAAGAGGTGCTGGGCGCCGTAAGACAAGCTGTGAAGATGCTGAGGCTGGAGTGACACGCCCCATTTACGAGACGCCGGACGACCTTCACAATGAGGCTGATGTCCTGCGTCTCATCTCTAACTTATGGCCTTCTAAATTCCACAAGCTGCCCATTCGCTATCACCTTGATTACGCAGCCACCAAGGAAAACGGAGCAGTTGTAGCGTACTTGGAAATCAAAGTGCGTAAACACTCAATGGACCAGATCAACAGGTGGGGAGGCTACATGCTCAGCCTTGCCAAATTACAGACCGCTGAGTCACTGTGCCGGATCAGTAAAGCCGTCTTCGTCCTTGTCGTGAAGTGCCCCGAGGGTGTGTACTGGGCAAAGATCACTGACTTTACGCAATTCCCCGTAGTGATTGCCGGCCGGACAGATCGCGGGGACTCGCAGGACGTAGAGCCTTGCGTGATGATTCCTACGAAACTGTTTATTCCGTTAGCCAGCTAAAAAAATTTCAGCGCAGCAGCCCCCAAGGGTGATAGCCACGGCTGTTCACTCACTGCCCAGAGGGCACACACAGCGCACTCCTAGCAAACCCATAAGGTAGCGATTCGTCGATAGGGCGTTTGTCTTCACCGCTTGCCGCCCAATCTTCCCCAGTCCCTCGCTAACAGGCTGGACGGCAGTTCATCTGGGGGTGTACCAGTGCCGGTGTTTACTTCCTCGCGGCCCATGCAGGCCCAGTGCTAACGTGAGGAGAACGGCTACTGTAGGGGTGGGGGTGGATACCCATAAACGAAAAGGCCGCTTACAACTGCGTCCGGTAGGAACCTTACCTAATAAATCCACGACTCATCATTAGGTAAAGCGGAACGCATGTGTAAACGGCCTAACTCTCGTCGCTTCCTACGGCAACGGTTCCATTATAACCATACGGAATCGTTGCGTGTCAAGAAGTATTTTGGTTGCGGAGGCTGGATTCGCACCAGCGGTCTCTTGGTTATGAGCCAAGCGGATTCCTACTTTCCCACCCCGCGATAAAAGTTGTTGGCAACCGAGAATCCCCAGTCCGACACGACCCTAATAGCTATCGCCATCTGTCTTTGCTTAACCAACACGGCTGGGGACTAATCATGGATGAACCCATATAGTCGTCAATCCCCATGCGTGTTAGTTGTTGGTGGCTCACATCAAGCAGTGTTTTTAAAACCAACTAACCGCAACGGCGCTAACCCGTTACACCACCAACACGGCTGAACCCGCTTGCATCACCGCGCCCAAGCAAAACTTAGGGACTCCGCAAAAAGGCTCATGCGTCTTGGTAGAAAAAACTCCCACGTCTGAGGTGGGAGTAAAACTCAACCGGAGTACCATGAAACAACCGAAGTTGCAGGGCAATCTTACACGCAAGATTTTAACAAAGCAAGCGCATCATCCGGCCCTAACACTATGTGCAAGTTGTTTCCGGGCCACGAGTCGTGAAACTTTTTTTCGGCCGGCGACAGCTCTCGCGCAGAGGGCGGCTTCTTCCCGTCTTTCACTTCCAGCAAGAGAGTGTTGCCTCTGTACCACACCAGTAAATCAAATGTTCCGCCGTCGTTGATCTTCTTGACGAATGCACCGCACGCCTCAAGGGCGCTCACGATCTGCGTTTCGTTGGCATCTCTGCGTGCTGCAAGTCTCATAGGGTTTGTCCTAAGTAAATATTTTGCAAAACATATTGTATCGGGTGTTGACGAACCTGATATGTAGTAGGTACAATACAACCTCACCTACCACACAGGAGTTACCATGAAGAAAGAAAATGTTAAGTCTTCTGAAGTTCAGCATGAGCCAGAAGTTTTGGAAAGGTCAAAGGTTCTTGCCGCTCATTTGGCTGAGCTGCTCTACGCCCAAGAAGAAACCACTCAGGAAAAGATCGTTGCTGCTGGAATTGTTTTTTCATCAATGGCTGCTATGCACGGGGTGCCGCTACCTCACGCAATTAATTTATTGGTTGGCTGCTACGGGCTGGCTGATAATTTCTTTGAAACAGCGGGGCCAATGCAATGAAGTTGACCAACAACCTCGGCCTGCCTGACACCTTTGTCAACGCAATCTCCCGGCCCACCTACACCAAGGGTGACGCACAGATCAGCGCGACAGAGATACTCAACAGCCCGCGTATCGTGCAGCTCAAGCGAAAGCATTGGGACGATCTTGAAGAAGACGCAGCCGATATGGTCTGGTCGCTCTTTGGCTCGGCCGTCCACGAAGTCTTGCAACACGGCAAGGACGACCACCACATCGTGGAGGAGCGCATCCACACCGAGTATCTGGGCTGGAAGATCAGTGGTGCAATCGACCTGCAAGAAGTTTATGAAGACGGCGTTGTCATCAGCGACTACAAGGTCACCAGCGCATGGGCCGTGATGAACGAAAAGGCTGATTGGCACAACCAGTTAAACCTGTACGGCTGGCTTGTCGAGCGTGTCAAAAAGCAAAAGGTTAAATCTTTGCAGATCATCGCCATCGTTCGAGACTGGTCACGCCGCGATGCGGCCACACGCGAGGGCTATCCCAAAGCGCCAGTGACTGTGATCGAGCTGCCATTGTGGTCATACGCTGACCGTGAAACGTATATCGCTAAACGTTTAACGCTGCACAACGATGCGTTCTTTGCCGTACACACAGGGCACGGCATGCCTGAGTGCTCAGCCGAAGAGATGTGGGAGAAGCCCACCATGTACGCAGTGATGAAGGAAGGCGGCAAGCGCGCCAAGAGCGTTCACATTAACAAGGCAGAGGCTGAAGTGGCCATGCCTTCAACAGGGTACTTTATCGAGGTACGTGAGGGTGACAGGACTCGTTGCTCTGGCTTTTGTCAGGTCAACAAGCAATGTGACCAATATCAAAAATATCTTTTAACCAAGGAGTAATCATGTTCATATCAAACAAAGACAAAGAAAGTATTAACTTTTCAATAACAGATTTATACAGCCGCGTGGACAAGTTGAGCCGAAGCCTCAATGCCGTGCTGGATAAACTGACCAGCCCAGAAGTCAACTTGGAAAAACTCACCAAAGCCAAACGAGAAAAACGTAATGCGTATGCGAGCGCGTATTACTACAGGAAGAAGGCCGAGAAGGCAGCAGCATCACAACCCAAGGAATAATCATGCGGTTTAAAGAACACGTTACCAACTTTGACATTCAGCCCATCAGCAACAGTTTGATGCATGGTCCAATTACAGAAGAGATGATTGACTTCATCCTTCAACGTAACGACGAAAAGCGTGAGGCTTCGATTGCTTACCTCGGTGAGAAGTGGTTGCTGCATCCCAATAACAAAACACAACGCAAGGAAATTCAATGACCGTTCACAAGAAACTGATGCAAGCTCGCGTCGAACTTCAAGGCATTCAGCTCAAGAAGTCTGGCCACAACAAGTTTGCAGGCTATAACTACTTTGAGCTGGGCGACTTCTTGCCCACTATCCAAATCATCTTTAACAGGATTGGCTTGTGCGGGGTAGTGTCTTACACCGCAGAGATGGCAACCCTGACAGTCGTGGACACCGAAGATGGCACGATCCTGCTCATTACTAGCCCGATGGCCGAAGCAAGCCTGAAGGGGGTTCACCCTATTCAGAATCTGGGTGCCGTGGAAACCTACCAACGCCGCTACCTTTGGATGACCGCCCTTGAGATCGTAGAGCACGACGTGCTTGATTCCCAGACTCATGAGCCAGCCAAAGCAGCGCCAAAGTTGGTTTCTTTACCCGCCAAGGCACCGGTAGCCCCAAAGCAGATCGAGGGCAAGGAAGGCCCGTGGTATCTCAAAGTGACTACAGATCCAGAGGGAAACTTTGATGACTGGACTAATCTTGTGCAAGACGTTACGCAGATTGCCTTGGATCATGCCGAAAGCGAATCTGACGTAATGGCCATCTTCCGCAATAACAAGAACATATTTGACCAAGTCAAACAAAGCGCATCAGCTTACGAATCAATCTTGGCCATGTTTACCGTAGCTAAAAATCAATTTAAAAAGGACTAACAATGAATTCAATTACAGTAGCCGGTACGCTCGGCAAAGACTGCGAACTCAAGCAGACAGCAAACGGCAACACCATTGCCAACTTCTCTGTGGCCGACTCAATGGGCCGCGACAAAGGAACGATTTGGTGGAACTGCCAGCTCTGGGGTAAGCGCGCAGAAGCCCTGTCCTCCTATCTCGTGAAAGGTCAGGCCGTTACGGTATCTGGCACCGTTACCGAGCGCGAATGGACGGACAAAGAAGGAGCCAAGCGCAAGGCAGTTGAAATCAATGTGAACGACGTGGCCTTGCAAGGCGGGCGCCGGGAATCATCCGAGCCTCAGCAGGAGCGCCGCAGCCCCAAGCAGCAGCAAAGTTTTGATGATGCGGATATTCCGTTCTGACCATGACGATCCAGACGCTACAGTTTGAGGGTGTGAAAATAGCCATGAAGCAGGACAAGACTGGCTATATTCTCACTCTTAATATACACCCTGACGACGCCCCGGAAGCCTTGCTCCGCGATTTTGTCGGCGCAAGGTACCAAGTGGTTATGGTTCGTTTGAATGGAGAAGAGCGACCCATTAACAGAGATGTAGAGTACTCCCGTGATCCAGTGCGTACAGCCGGGATACTCTGCCGCGATTCAATGTTTGCCCAGTACTTAATGGATATTGGGCAGATATTTGAAATGACTGAGTCGGCCGTGGTGGCATGGCTGAAAGAAGAGCTTGAAATTCAATCTCGCTCAGAACTAAAAGAAAACTTTCAAGCTGCCAAGAAATTGCAGTTTGTTATCAAGGAGTACCATTCATGGAAACAAAGCGTCTGATCCCCTACTCTGTGCATTTGCCAGAGGAGATTTACAAGAAGCTCAAAGCTGCGGCCGGTGAGCGCAAAGCGTCAGCACTGGTGCGCGATGCCATCACCTTGATTATTGAGGGAGATGACTCGTTCAATGGCGGCTACAACAAGGCTGTGCGTGACGTCATTGAAACTTTGCACAATGACTCGTGGTGCAAGTCGCTGGGTATCGAGGGCCAGAGCATGGCTTACTACCTTAATGAACTGCTGTCGCCTATGCTTGTTCCTCAAAACACAAAGGGTAAAGCAAATGCCAAGAGCAAAAAAGCCTGAAGGTATTGAAGAGCTGGTTGCCCCGATGGAGCAGCCATCCATTCAAGAGATAACCATGCTGGACTGGTACGCGGGCTTTGCTATGTTGCGAGCCTTTGGCCTGCGTGATACCGCAAAAGAAATGTTTGATATGGCCGAGGAAATGATGGCGGAAAGAAAGAAGAGGCTATGAAACATCATGCAAAGCAAAAATAAGAAGGCACCCACGTCGTCAGAGCGCATCCACATTGCACGGATCAAGGGCATGGACTGTGTAGTGTGTGGCGCATCAGGGCCGAGCGAGTGTCACGAAATCAATCAGGGCCAGTGGTTTACTTCCATGCCCCTGTGCGCTGATTGCCACCGTGGAAGCCTCAACGGAATACACGGGCAAAAGCGCATGTGGGCCGTTCAAAAGCTGGACGAGCTGTCTGCGTTAAATAAAACTCTTAACCTACTATTTGATGGCAATTGAAAACCAAATGAATCGCTGCCCTTATTTATTTAAGGGCAGCTTTTTACTTTCACTTGTTTTTCCGCTTGCTTTCCAATTTTTCAATCTGTTCATTTAAGATCAGCATTTGATTGGTAATGAGCTTTTCCGTGCCTTGAACAACTTCTTTTGGAGCATTGTTTTCAACTTGAGTGTGGCGCAACTTGCGTAATTTTTGCACATTGCGCTCCACCTGATCGGCCATTTTATAAAGCGCGGCTTCTGGGTTCTCCGCTAAAAACTTTGCCACGTTTTCTTGGCGCTTGGACATACCCTTGATGGTGTTTTCGTACTCATTCATCTTCTTCAAATTATCGTAGAAGTGATTGGCCACAGATGAACTGCCTTTTGTATCGCCGTAAAACCTGCCGACTAAAGGAATCTTGTGGGGCGGCAGCTCTTCACCAGTCACGACAGAGCGCAAGACCTGCTCAGCCTTCATCACCTCTCGGCCGAGGCCACCAGTAGCTTGACCAACCAAGTAATCAATCTGGTCTGGTGTAGGGCTGACTACTCCGGGCACATCTGCGCTGCCGCCTGAGACATAGTTCAAAAACTCCGAGAACTTTTTACCAAAGACGGATGCGGACTCTTTGGCGCGCATATAACCGGGCGTTGGGTCCAAGCTATTGAAGTCTTTCTTGGCAATCGGTTTGCCCGTCCAGTCTTTGTTTTCAATAATCGCAGCCAGCCAATCCAGCGGTGTTGGCGTTACCGTCTGCATGGACCAACCGGCATTTCCGATCGGGTTGAAGGCGTCCGCAAACAAGCTCAGCAGGTGTTCTGTGCGCTTGCCTGCATCTATTTTTCGCCCATCCTTTGCAGCAAGAACGCCCTCTGTAATGATGCGAGCGGCCGATGGAATGACGTTGTAGCCCAAAGGCATAGGGAAAGCCAAATACTTTCCGCTCGGCAGCGGAATGATGAAGCTCTTGTCCTTCACAAAGTCTGGTGGATCGTCATCGCCAAAGCCGGCCATTGACAGGCCCACCGCTTGGATGACGCCAGCCAACATGCCGCCGCCAACAATCAACTTGCCCGCTGGGCCGGCAATAGTTTGTCCCAAGCGCGTCGTACCTTGCACGGCGGAATTAAAAAACGCATACAGCGCGTTGGCGTGCGTTGCAATTTGGCCTTTGCGGTTAAAGTTTACCGTCAAATTCTTAGCAAGACTGGCTGCCTTTTCTTTGCTTAATTTGTTATCCAAGCCTGTTTTATAGGCGGCCAAACGAACGGCATTTTCCATTGTCTCGTTGTAGTCGCTAAGCCAATTTAAAACGGCATCCTTGGCATCACTGGCTTTGCCTTGAGACATCTTTTTAAGCTCGCGCTCAAGAGCTTGGCCACGCTCCTCGGCACGACTAAACTGGTCGCGGAAGCCTGTCTGCCCCCCTTGCTGCTGGAACTCTTCCCACAGCTTTGACCATTGACCCGTGGACACCTTGCCTTGATGATCGGCGCGAAGCTGAGCGTAGATGCCTCGCACTGCGGGCATAACTTGCTTCAGCACTTCGGCTTGCTTGCCTGCCAGCTCAGTGGTGGTGAGCTGTAGTACCGCGCCCTCGGTGTCGCGCAAGAAGTTGTAAACACCAAACACAGGGTTGTACTGCGTGTTGATGCTGGCAAAGAAACGAGTTACCTTTGCCGAGTTGCTCAAAATAAAACCAAGTTGGTCGGCGTCAAGGTTCTTCAAAGCCGTAACCATTCGGTCAGCCCGCTCATTGTTTTGATTGAAGAACACAAAACGGTCTTTGCCATTAACCCGAACGGACATAACGTTGTCGGCCCCGCGCAGCACAGGATTGACGCGCTCTGTCACTAAGCCCGTCTTGGGGTCAACTACTTTCTGGGTTGGCTCTTTCATCAGGTTCTGTGCGTCCTGCATGGTCAACCCCATATTGACCAACTCATTGATCGTGGCCTGCATGTCTTTCTTGCTGTCTGGATTGACTGCCATCCAGAACTTGGGATTTGGGCTCTTCAAGGCCAAGCCGTACAAGGCTGTGGCTACACGGTTCTTTTCCGCACGAACAATAGTGCGCTCGCGCTGCATGGCGATGTTGGCCAAGATGTCAACAACCTTGCGAGTCGAGCCAATAGACCGCTTGGAAGATGATCCTCGCACGCTGAAGCCCTGACCAACTGACTGGCCCTGTTGCGAGCTGTAGTCAACATCGTCGCGGTTCAGGGGCACGTAATCGCCGTAAGTTTTATCCCATGTATCAATGGTGTCTTGGCTTTCCAATCCGCTGTCAACTAGCATCTGTCGCGTGTTGCCGGTGATGATCTTCACCATTCGATCGGCTTGATCGAGCTTGGCTTTTTGAGTGGCAGAAAGGCCGGCCAAGTATGTGCGCGCATCTGCGGTATCAATGCCAGAGCCGCCGTCAGGCAGGGTTGGATTGACCTTGGCCACCTGAATGTTTCGCTCTTCAGCGTGCTTGTTGTGTAGGTACTCTTCCAGCTCGGGAATGGTCACGCCCAAGCGATCCATCTCCTTCAGTAGCGGACGGAGCTCGTTCACCAAAAAGTCTTTGGTCTGCTTGGCTGCACGCCCGTGGAACAACTCTTCCATCAAGTACGGGTTCCAATTGTCATCAATTTCGCCAACAGACTTTGTGATCTCGTCAATCACGCGCTTGGTATCAATGTGCCGGTTTTGCAAGTTGTAAATAAACTTGTCATTACTCGTCATCTCTGGAGCAGTCCAGTTGACAAGCGGCTTTTGGTTGAAGATGGTCTTGCCTACAGATGCATAAGTGCTGGACTCACTAAGCATCTCTTTGCTTTGGAACTTGCCGTCACCTTTGCTCAGACTGTCCAATGCGTTGATAAGCTTACCTTGTGAGCCCATGCCCACCATAGACAAAATCTTTTGACCCAACTCTTTCAGCCAATTCTTAAGGCGCGCCAATACACCACCGCGCACCGCATCAAAACGACCTTGCATGATGTCTGTGCCGTTAACAGCCCAGAACTCGGACGGGTTGACGTATTGATAAAAGGAAGAAGGAACTTGGCCGTCTTTAACCATTTGCACGGCTTTTTCAAAATCAACCTCGCGCCCTTCTCCATGCCAGTGATACATGCCTAGCAATTTAAAAAACTCTTGCTGAGCTTTGTTTTCAATCTTTTGCTTTGCCTTGCTGAACTCTTTGGTCCATGCTTTGCGTATAGCGTTCTGCATGTCTGGCGGCATCATGCGTTCAAGGTGATGCAAGATTTCATGAACAGTTGTTGTGTCCTTGCCGGACTTCTTCATGAGCACCATCAAGCGGTTAACATCAAAGTACTGGCCTGATACGCCATCTTCTTTTGGTGCGCGAATGGAGATGCCTAAATCCTCTACCAGTTGCGGGTTTCTTTGAATGAACCATTCCGCAAAGTCAACAGCCTCGTCCGACAAATCGCCGCGACGCTTGGCCTCCAGTAGACGTTGGCGAATAAAGTCGGCACCTCGTGTGCGCGGAGCACGTTGAGCGTACATACGAGCTTTTGCAGCATCATCCAAAGCGGTATCTACGCCGTCGATGAATGCCTCATCCGTTATCTTGCCGCCTTCTCGGTCGCGGTTCAGCTTATCCAGTTTTCGCTTAAGGGAGGGGTTGCGTTTTTTCTCTTCATCAACCACGGGACCGGCGCTAATCTCCCTTGCGTTTACTCTAATACCTCGATCTTCGAGGCCCTCAGCTCCGCTGATGCCAGTGCGTTCTGCGCCAACATTGGGTTGAACTGCTGTACCTTTTTCAGTTCTTGAGGGTTGAATTTTGATGCCAACAGTGCCTCTCTCTGTTGTGCCTGCTGCTCTTGCTTTTTGCGATCCATCTTGAATCCTTTCGATGATGGCTTGAATTTGGGAGTATGCCTCTGGAGCGTTCTTTTGTAAATCCACGGGCGATGTAAAGTAGCGGGCGAATGCCTCAGCAAATGACTCCATCTCGTAATCAACAGAGCCCTTGTACTTTGCCGCATAAGGATAATAAAAGGGATGATTAAATTTATTATCGCTTCCGTTATACCAATTTTTTAATTCTGTTTCAGCTTTTGACCAGTTGATGCTGTAAGAAATTGTGTTGCCTTTAAAATCAACAGAATGACCAAGCTCATGAACAAGTGTGTGTAATTTTTCTGCCGGAGATTGATTTTTCCATTGTGATCCAGTCATGAGCCAGCCTTGCTCTGACATGACTCCTCCTGCTTTCATTCTGGTAGAGCCGGCACCCTTTACATTGCCAAGCACGGCAGCAGGCAAACCCAAATCAAGCGCATCAGAAGCCAGTTGGAGAATTTCTTTAATCTGCAAATTAGTAAGGGGGGCCGGCCTTATCATTTGAGTTTTTTTAACGCCAACCGCTCTAAACGGAGGAATTGGAGTTTTTAATTGTTTTTCCAATTGCTCTAATGCTTCCTTGCGCTCTTGTTCTGGACTTATTGCAACAACCTCAGGCTCTAATGCTGGCTGGTCAAACAAACTTCCAGTAGTATCCTGACGCCCTTCTTCTTGTGTTAATTTAAACTGATCGGCTCCGGCCTCAGATTCTTTGCGTATCTGCTCTTGCTCATCAAGTTTTTCAGCGTTTGCTTTGCGCTCCTCTTGATCGGCAACATCTTGCTCGGTTGGACTTTCTAAGTTAATTGGTTGCGCCTTGGGCACGGGTGTGCCACGAGCAGTGCGAATCTCGGCAATCAAGTCGGGGTTGGTTGACCAGTTATCCCAAGATGCTTTGAGCTGCCGCAGCTCATCAATACGGCGCTTAACAGCCTCTGGGTCACGAATATCAATGCCCTCGGCCTTAGCGAGTGCTGGATTTTTGGCTGCACCAGTAATGGCAGACAAGCGAGTTTGCATTTCTCGTTGTTTGGCGGCCGCTATTTTAGCCATTTCTTCCGCCTCTTTCATGGCGGACTCGTCAAACCCAAACATATCTGTGGTGGTGTCTGATTCTTGCGCAAGAGCCTTAACGGCTTGCATTAAATTAACCGCAGCAACAGCAGACTTTCCTTCTTGAATTGCTTTAATGCCAACACTTTGCAATCTGGAGTCGTTGGGTGCATTTAAAGAAATTAAGTAGGCCGCTTCATCCCCGACTTTGTCGGAACGGACACCGGCAATGAGTTCATCACTGCCTTGATTTGAGATGGTGAAAGCCCGCTTGCCCGTCGATCTCGCCAATAATCCGCGTGATTCTGCCGTGTCTTGGTCGAGGCCGGTGCCTTTGAAGTAGTTGACATAATCTTTTACCTTTCCTTGTCCATCACGAATATTTAACTCAGCATCTAAAACGGCAGCCATATCTTTTGTAAAGCCAGCGTCTTCATCATGAATTTGAGCTGGAATAGTCTTTTCGCCGCTGCGTTTTGCAAGATCAAAGCGATGACGACCGGAAATAATTTCCATGCGACCATCGCTTCTACGCCAAACTTGGATTGGAGCAACTCCAGTTCTTTCAAACTTACCGCCCAAAGGTTCAACAACGCCTTCTTTATTTGCGTCAGTTTTAAATTGAGGAACATCTTCAGATAATTGAAGCGTGTCAATAGGCACTTCAACAGTTCTGCGACCCGGAAACTCTGTTTGTTTGGCCTCTTCTGCTGCAGCAGGCTGCTCCACTTCTACCGCGACAGGCTCGACAATCGCTGCTTCTGTTTTTGGAGTAACAGGGATGTTTTCTTGTGGAGCTGCCGCCTCCAGCTCTTGCTTCAAATCTACTTCAGCGGGCTGCGCCACCTCTCCGGCAACAAGCCCTGCAGGCGGATTTTCTTCTTGTGGAGCAACAAAAACATTTTCTTTTGGAGTTGCCGCTTCCATTTCCTGCTCAAGATCAAGCACGCGCTGCTGCTCCTCTGCGCGTTGCTGGGAAAGAGCATTTGGCTGGGGCGGTGTTGCCCGCTCTAAATTTGGCTCACTGACGGCAGTCTCAAGATTATCTGGCTCAAACGTTGGCTCAGTTCGTTCGGTTGTTGGAGCAACTGGAGGAGCGGGCTTTTGCTCTGTAGATGGCTCTTTTTCTTGCCGCTGTCTGCCAAGAACTTGACCGGCTCCAGTGCCTGCAACTCCCATTGCCGCGCCGGTTAATAAGCCCATAGCTGATGCTTCTGCAACACCGTCCATGATTGGTTTGTTGGTGGCGTAATTCATCCACATTTGCTCTTGTGCAGACTGAGGAAGCTCCTCAAAAACGCCTTCAGATATACCGGATGCACCAGCCTTTTTGGCAAAATCAAGGACCGACTTTGATTTGCCTCGTGAGACGCCAGATGCCAACATGGTTTCCACGTCATCTAAACCAAGTTTATTGGCAAGTCGGCCACCCACAGCACCAAAAGCAGCAGTACCAACACCTGAGCCAACTGCTGAAAGTGCTTCTTTAGGGGTCAGCAAACCAGTTTTGGATTCTTCACGCAGTTGCTCGGCAGCAGAGCCAGCCCCAAGCGCGCCCTCGCCAAGAGCGCCAGCCAAAAAAGGAGCAATAGTTGGTGCGGCCTTTAGCAAACCACGAGAAATACCAGCACCGCCAAGCATTTGAGGCAATGATTCGGCAGCAGATGATGCAATTACACTGGGGTTTTGTAGTCCAGCAAGAATTGTCGGGCCAAAGCCCTCCGCTTCTTTTACTTTTCTGTTTGCCGCTTGCTGGGCTTCAGATAAGTACGTATCAAGAATGGCCTTTGCTTCTTTGGGTTTGTATCCTTGCTCCTCAAGAAACTTGCCAATACGGCCGGTAGTAGGAATATCAGCCAAGCCTACAAAAGCTTCAGGCAAACCGATTGCGCCCTTAAGCAAAGAGATGCCGGAATCTAAAACCGTCCCCAATACGGAACGCTCTGGATTTTCTTGTTTGCGTTTGGCCACGGCCGCCAAATAATCTTGCGCATTTATTGAGCCCTCGGGCCCGCCTGACTTAACTACCTGCCATTGATTGCCCACCAAGAAAGCTGAGTCACCTGCTTCATTTTTGGCGGTATCTGTTGGTTTAACCCATTGGTTGTTGACAAGAAAGACTACCTCACCCGTTTCAGGATTAACTGCGCGTTCCATAAATTCCCCTCGATGATTGGTTTATTGTTTCACAAAACCGGGAGGTGGTGGAGGTGCCTTGCCGGGAATTGAGGGAATGCCACCCTCTTCCTCTTTGATAAGACCAGATAGCATTTCCAATCGTTGACGTGCAGCGGCTAATTTTACTTTTGCCTGCTCTCTTTCTTCTGGCGTACCCGTTGGGTTTGTTAATGGATTGATTTCCTTCTCATAGCCAGAAATGGACATTTGCAATTGACGTGTTAAGTTTTTAGCTGCGCCTACACCCGCAGCGCCGCTGCCTGTAATGGAACCGTAAATTTCTTGCCTTTGCTTTGCTTCAGCCAAGGCTTCTGGGGTGCCTTTTTGTATCAAAGCCATGATTCTGTTGGTCTCGCGTTCAGATTGGCCCGGTGCATTTGCTGTGGCAATACTAGTTGCGTTGCGATTTGCAGAAATCATTTCATTGCTGGCGCGATCAAGTTCCTGTATTTTTTCTTTGCTGGCGCGGTTCAGCTCGTTGTCCGTCATTTGTTTGGCCAACTTTTCGGCCTCAAATGCGTTCTGAGTCATTTTCAAAGCAACTTCGTAGTTCGCTTTGTATGCTTGATCGTAAGCGGCGCGACCCAATCCAAACAAATCTTTCTTCTCGCCAAAAGTAATATCAGCTTTCTTTTGAGCCGCATCAATTGCTTGCTTGGTCAACTCAAACTGTTGAGCTTGACGCTGAGCATTTAAATCATTTTGTGCGCGAGCAGCCATCGATCCCGACTCCATCCATGTTTTACCACGAGGAGTAGCGGCAATTTGACCTAAGTATTCCATGAGCGCATCTATGCCGGGCTTTGGCCCTTCTAGTTGCTTTTTGCGGTTCTCATACTCGGCAATCAAGCGATCGTACTGCGATGTATCGCGGTTGCCCACTTCGCGTTGGTACTCGCGGATTGCAGAAGCTTTGGCTTGTTCTGGATTTTCATTCAATGCGCGAGCTTCAATGTCTCGTGCGCGTTGAATCAATTCGGCCGGCATGGTGTATGCAGGCGGCATGGTGTTGGCTTTGTTCAGCGCCTCAGTGACGGCTGGATCGTAAGCTGCTTCCATACGGCGTAATTTATCACGCTCACTAAGCACTTCTTCGCCTTCGGCAAACGCAACAATCCCACCGCCAGACATGTGCTGGCCAATATTGGATTGCAACTGCTGGATGCCGGGGCGCTGCTCTGGTTGAGGCACGTCTTGAGACATCCCCTGTGCAATACCTTGAGGCGCACTTGGAGGCATGCTTGGGGGCGCGGCTTGGGGCATACCTTGTGGCATTTGAGGCGCGCCTTGTGAGGCACCTTGAGGCGCACCTTGGGGGGCTCCCTGTTGCGTAGGTTGTTGTAAGGCTTGCATTAACTGTTCGGCAACAGTTGGCGGACTTTGTTGATTCATAGCTTGCTGGCGCTGATAGGCTGCTTGCTGTTGTTGAATGTCCTGCAGTGCAAGCAAGTCCCGAAGGTCAGCAGGAATGCCGGGGTTGCCTTTCTGCTCCTGCTGAACTTTGGCTTGCAGTGCGCCCGGGTTACCCATATACGCAGAAGTAATTTGATTAACGCTAGGTTCAAACATAATTTTTCCTTAATAACCGGGAACGCCAAGAGCCTTGAGCAATTGTCCAATTGTGGAGGCCCCGCCGGCAGCACCTTGCAATCCATTAGGCTGAGCCATTGCATAATTTTGCGCAGTAATTGGCAAGCCGTTAAGCATGGATTGTTGGAACTGCAGCTTGGTAAACGGATCTTTACGTGCCTCATCAAACTGAGCTTTATCTGCCGCAATACCTTCGGATTGAATGCCCCTTTGCGTAGCGCCCAATGCAGCTTGCTGTTGCAGATTTTGAAGATTCAAGCCGCCCGATGCGATGCCCAAGTTGCCTTGTGCCTGTGCAGCTTGCAATCCAGTGTTTAAACCCTGAAGGCCAAGGTTTGCGCCAAATTGACGGGACGCTTCAGAAGCTTGCTGCCCTGCCAAACCGTATTGCGCCGCTTGCTGGGCTGCAGTCATTCCTTGTGAAGCACCAAACTGGCGTGAAGCTTCGGCTTGACGCGCAGCTTCCAAAGCCGCGTTGATGTTGCCTTGGCCTGCGGTAAGACCTGCCTGTTGGTTTGCCAATGCTGCTTGCAAACCCTGCGAACCGGCCGTCGTTGCCGCTTGCAATGCTTGGCTTGCACCAAACTGTCGGGAGGCTTCTTGCGCTTGTTGTGCAGACAAACCGTATTGAGCCATAAGCTGCGCGGCAGTCATCCCTTGATTTGAACCAAATTGTCGAGACGCCTCGCGTGCCTGCTCTGCAGCAAGACCATATTGGGCGGCAGATTGAGCGCCCGTCATGTTTTGCTGTTGATTAAATTGCCGCGCAGCTTCCTGAGCTTGCTGGGCAGACATTCCATACTGCGCCATCATTTGAGCAGCAGTCATAGATTGGTTTGCGCCAAACTGTTTAGATTGCTCTGCCGCTTGCTGGGCTTGCATATTACGCGCTTGGTCAGCATTAAACTGGCCCATTGCATTGGTAAACGCAGTGTTGTAGCCCTGACCCGTAATGTTTGATAAGTTTGTACCCAAGTTGCGTTGGTTTTCAGCAGTCAAAATGGCTTGTCGGCTACCGCCAAATGCGCCAGCCTTAGTCATTGCTGCGTTGTTTTGCTGTGCCGTGATGTCTGCTTGACGACGAGCCTCTTCCAATTGTGGATTCAGAGACTGCTGCAAGTACGGATTCATGTACTGCTGGGCTGCACCGCTGTCAAACGTACCGGATGTGAAGTTGGTATTTTGATAATTGCTTGGTGCTTGGTACTGATTGGTAAAATTAGTGGCAGCAGACTGTACGGGCGCTTGAAACTGATTTTGAAAATTACCAGTTTGATATGCAGCAGGAGCCTGATATTGATTGGCAAAGTTTCCTGTCTGATACGCCGAAGGAGCTTGGAACGACGAAGATACATTGCCAGCATTAAGCTGGTTATATTGCGGCGCACCGGAGGCTTGGTATGCTGCGGGGGCATTGAACTGATTGCCAAACTGAGTTGGGGTGTAATTCAAGTTTTGAGCTTTTTGCCCAATTTGCCCCATAGTGGTTTGTGCTTGCCCAACACTTGAAGGCACAGACAGATTCCCAGCATTGGTGAATGCCTGCTGTTGCAGAGTAGAAGCGCCCGCAGTCAATGGGCCTGTATAAGCCTTGTACGGAGTGTTAGCCTCTGCTTGTGCTTTAGCCAGCATGTTGGCGACATATGGGCCAATCCAACTTGATAAGTTTTGCTCGGTTCCGACTACACCCGCATTTGCTTGACTTGCAACGGTGTCACCTGCAGCAAAACTTTTAATGCCGCCGCCTCGGGCATAGCCGACCGAGCCGCCGGGCATAAAATTGTTGGCATTAATCTGCTTTCCCTGCTCAGTCGTCCCGGTGCGAGCCTTGCGGATTTTTTCCATCATGTGTTTTAGTTTGCGTGAGCCTTCATCCATATCACCATCTCCAAGTTGTGCCACCATGCGCGGTGATACGTATGCTTCCTCGTTTGCAACCAAAGCCTTTTCTCGGCCCTCAATTGAAGCAGGAATAGAGTCGCTCATTCCATCGCCATGACCGCGAATTGGTTTAGCGCCCAGCTTGTGTTCAAGCAATTTTAATCCGGCATCACTGCTGCCGTTTCCAAAATGAGAAACAACATCTGCAGGGATGACAAACCCGCCGTGATCCAGATTTGTTAATCCGCCTTTAGCCATTCCGCCGATTACAAATGGGCTCGACTTGGCAACTTCTGCGTCATGAGCAGCTAACGCTGCGGCATGCGCTGCGGCCTCAGGTGTAGGAGTGCTGTTTGCAGCAACTTGCCACGGCGCAGCTTCTGTTGAGTTAGTCAGCGCCCTTCTTCTTGCCTCTCGGTCCAATTGGTCTTGTGCATTTTGCAAGATGGTAGAGTTTGATGTTGGGTCGGTAATGCCTTGTTTTTTCCAAACATCAGATATGGCCCCCGTACCAAACTGATTGGCTTGGCTGCCCTGCCAATTGATGAATTTTTTGAGTTCATCGCTAACAGCAGGGGCCGTAGAAGTTGTAGGCGTGGTCGGCGCAGTAGCCTCGGTAGAAGAAATAGAAGCTTTATGCGTGTCAGGAATTGTAGAAACTTTTGGCGTGTCAGTAGTGGTGGTCGTAGTGGGTGCGGTGGTCGTGGTGGCCGCAGGAGGAGCGCCGTATTTATAATTAAATTCGTTGTGAGGATTGGCCAGCAAAAGCGCCATTAAATCAGGCACTGAAGTAGATGTATCGGAAACAACCTTGCCAGTGGCTTTATCTGTGTATTTAACGCCTGTGCCGTAATTGATACCACCAGAACCGGGGCGACGATCGGTGGGTGGAGCGGTCAGCATGGGTTGTTCGGCAACCAAATCAGGAATGCCGCCTTGGTAACCTACGGGTTTGTTGTTTGCGCGAAATGCACCTGAGCCGCCAAGAACAGCACCTAAACCCGCAGTGCCCATTTTTAATAAGTCGGCAGCACTAAAATTTGTACCAAGGGCATCGTTAATTTTTTTAACAAACGACGGGTCTTTTAGCTTGGTTTGAAAAGTGGAGTTGTTTGTCTGATTGGCAGTGTTTGTTAGCTTATCAACAGCAGCTTGGCTAATAGGTTGGATGTTTCCGCCACTATCTTCATACGTCCAATTGCCATCTTTGTCTTTAGTGTATGTAAGGCCATTAATAGTGGTGGAATATCCGTAATCAATTTGCGTTCCAGTATCATCCACAAAATATCCGGGATACTCTAAAACACCATTTTCATCGTATTGGTCTGGAATCCAAGGCATATCAGCTCCTCAATAATTGCAAAAGAGCGTGGATGTCGCCGCCGCTCGAATAAATTTGACCGCCTGTTGCAGCTTCAACAACATCGGTTTGGTCTTGCGCCGAGGAAGCAGGCGTATGGTCGTAAATGCTACCACCAAACAGCTCTTCCAGTGATTTTATGTGTGCCACATCATTTTTCATCTTTAGCACATCCAACGGGTCTAAGCCAATTCGCGTTGCAGTTGGTGTGGATGATGTTGTGGGCGTGCTGGCCGCAGGCGTAGTGGTTTGCGTGGCAGGGGTAGTTGTTTTGGTTCCGCCAACAGGAGTTGTTGTTTTAGTTCCGCCCGGGTTATTTCCAGTACCACCAGTTGCGGCTACGTAGCCAGAGTTTGCGGTATTTAAAATACCGTTTTGCACCATCTGGTCAACTTGGGTTTTGGTTAACGAGTAAGGATCACCGTTTTCGTTGGTAGCAATCGCAGTGCCGTCATCTTGAACCATGATGCGATCTGTGCCCACAGTCTGCCATTGGCTTGTGTACCCGCCTTTATCAATGATACTTTGCAAATTCTTGGTGTAAGAATCCCATTGCGCAGGGTCAATGTTTAAATTTTGTGGCGCATACGTAGAAACATCGACACCCTTAATGGTTTTCCCAGTTACAGGGTCTGTTGTTTCTTGTGCATATAACGCAGCCCAGTCGGTTGCGGCTTCATCAATTGTCACGCCAGCTTTTTCAAGTTGCTTAATGATGTCTTGAGTTCTGGCGTCTATTGCGGGTTGGTCAGCTTCCGCGCTTTTTTGTTGATTGCCAACCGCCAAATCAAGCAACGCATTTGGGTTTTTGCTTTCATATGGAGACAAGCTATCAATAAAATCTTTTGCTTGCGGCCCAGACATGCCCGCATCGGTTAGGGTTTGAATAACGTCTTTGTTTGCGGAACCAGCAACACTTGTAATCGCGCTAAGAACAGATTGCAAATTGCCTTTGCCAGACAAGATGGACTGAGCCAGCTTTGCATTTTTAGCCAGATCACCTAGCGTGTAGCCCGTATCGCCAATTTGCGTGCTTCCAGCTCCAGATAAACTTGCAGCGCCGGTGATGGCGTTCATCCAATCGCCTTTTTCCGCTGCTTTTACAGCGTTAGCGGCAGTCATTACTTGCCCAACGGTAAACCCAGTATCCCCAATACCCAAGTTACCCGCACCGCCAAGCCCACCCGTAAAAGCACCCTTAAGAATATCCCCGCCAGATATTGCGGCCCTACCTGCGCCAAGTGCAGCGCCACCTGCAATTTGGCCTGCTGTGCCAGACAAACCAAATAAATTTTGGCCTACACCTGCTGCACCACCAAAGCCAGCAGTCAGGGCAGACAATGCAACCATCTTTGCAAAATCGCCAAATCCGTCATGTTGATCATTATTTGTGTAACTAACATTTCCTTGCGCGTCTAAAACTGGTAGCCAATGATGCCCATTTTGATAAAACTCTTTACCGTAACCAATTTGGAAATCACCGTTTTCGCCATATGTTGCATCAAAAATTTGATTACCTACTTTTAATGGCGCTGTATACGTAGTTGGACCAGCATGAATCTCAAGTTGTTGGCCGTAATCTTGGTCTCCCGTAGAATATGAAGACTCATTTTTTGTAACTTTGTCGCCTTTTGCGTTGTAATAAAACGAGGCGGGCACAGGGTTACCATCATTATCGGTAGTCATCTCTGTGGTATTTGCTTTTGCCAATGCAAAATCTAAAGGCGAAAATATTGACTTTGGGCCTTGATTTTGAATTGCTTGTGCAGCTACGGTTTTAGCCATATCAAACCTTCACTTTCAGTACGTTGCCTGCGGTCGTGTCTCGGTACACATCGCCCAAGCGCAGCGTAGCCAAAGACGCCTCGGTTGGCAAGGTTTTTAAATTGATGTTTAAACTGGCAATGTTGATGTGTTGCACCGCGTTAATTTGATTAAAAAACAAATTCAAAATGTTTTGCATCTGAGCCATGAAACTCTGGTCATACTGCGTAGGGGCCGCCGTAGGCCGAGGCGTAGCGACGTTGCTGAACAAGCTACTCATGTGTTACCCCTTCCGCCATCTTGACGAATGTCCAAACGATGTGAACCCATCTGCCATGCGCAACCAATTTGGTTGGACTCCATAGTCAAAATCATCTGTCGTCCACGCACTCGGATAAATACTTGGCCTGTAAATGCCTCAATTGGAACCGTGGCAGATCGAACGATTAATGCATTGCTGTCCCCGCCAACGGACTGCGGGCTGTTGTAGCCAGAGCCTGAGTTTTGCATAGGGGTTAAAGTCAATGTAACCTGAGGGTTGGCAGCAGTGGACCCGTTGAATGTCATGTCTGGCAGAATACGGCGCACAAAACCAAACCGATCACCGTCATCGATGTCAAACTCGCTTGTGGAGATCATGGCGTAAATAGGCAGTGTGGTTGCTGTTTCGTTGTCATCCAAACCAAACTCGTGGTTAACGATGTTGTAACTGTATGTCGCGGCTATTGGGTAGTTGCGCAAGCCTGAATCAAACCATGCCGTCCTTGCCATAGTGCCGTAGGCCCAAACATCTTCTGCGTAGTTGTAAGTAACGTACCTGTCAATTGTTATGGAATTGGACGAACAATAGAAAAACCAAATCTCGTTAAAGCCTTCATTGGTTGTGGCAAAGAACTGCGATGACTGCGACAAGTTGATGTCGTTGTAAATGTACTGGCGCAGATCACAGCGCAACGTTTGCACCCGGCCATCGTATTTGTAGAACTTGTCTACGCCCATCCAATAAGCGGTTCCAGATGCCAGAGCGGCGGTATTTTGACCGGCAATTGACACGTTGTCGCCAAGCAACTGCGAACTCCAAACCGCTGGCGGGCCAACGTATTGAAGTGAATAAAGCGATGAATCTGTGTACACCAAAATCTCTTGGCGAGATTGAAGCACTGAGACAATTTTGGAGCCGTGCGACAAACGCAAACTACCAGCCTGATTGGTTGTTGAGGGATACCATTCCAAATAATCTTCTTGGTTAGACCACCGGATCAACATGGGGTCAAGGGCGGAGTCTGCGTAATCATTTGTTCCAAACACAAACGTAAAACGGGAGGCGTCTGAAATCAAAATTAAGTTTTGAATCAGAGGCACATAAGAGGCGCTTGGCAAGCCGGAAATTAACACGCCTCGGGTTGTCAATGAACCACTGGACTTCCAAACGTATAAAGCACCGCCATTTGGCCCAAAGATTAAATCTCCGCCAAAGTTGTTCTGACTCCAAATACGCATCTGGGTACTGCTTGCAGTTCCATTACCCCATGTTCCAGACCCCCAAGAGCCTGCGCCCCAGCCAACCAATGGAATTTGATAAGCTGATCCAACATTAATCTGGTAAGCGGCAAGCACGGATGACCCACCACCTGTTGCAGTAGATGTGGCCGCTGTAGCCGATTGAATTGAATATGTTGTGGTGCTGACGCCAATGTTGGTAATCTGATACTCGCCGTTTAAAGTAAGTCCACCAACAGCAGTAGCGCCGCTAAAAGTTACAAAGTCACCATTTGACCACCCGCCAGTTGCGTCTGTAACAATTACAGTTTTTGATAAATTTGTAGTGGCAAATGGATTTGTGCCCAGCAATGCTGCGGTCTTGCGTAACGGGGTGACGTCGTAGTAAATGCCCCCGTTTTCAATGTAAAACTTCAGGTTTGTGCCAACACCCAACAAGTTTAAACCGCCAACCGTGATCCAATTCCACAAAGAACGGCATATGCCTTGAAATGTATTTGCAGATATGCGTGCCCACCCGCCAATTTTCTCGGGCGTACCTTGACGAAAACGGATTTTTTCTGACTCAAAATAGCCGTTTTCATTGGTGTAGCGGGTGTTCTCTCTATTTACACCGGCTTTCTGGACAAGTTTTTTTAAAGGCACGGATTACCTCATGCGGTTAAGACACTGAGGGCGGTGTTGATGTAAGCAACCCTATCGTTGGGTCCGATTGTGCCATGATTGAAGTTACTTGTCACCCCCGCCATTTGTATTGTAAACGTCATTTTTAGCCTTTAGGATAGCAAATGCAGCAATCCCGCTGCATTAGGAGCAAGCATGTTTAAATTTGAAATGACACTGGGTTGGATGGGTAACGGCAAAATGACGATTGAAACTCATGACTTTGACATGATCGAAGCCCTGAAAGAATTCGTTGAGTTCCAAGAAGACAATGGCTGGATTGGCAACTGGGATGAAGTCGCAGTTGAAGAAGGCGAAGAAGAAGTTGCTGAAGAAGAGGCAGAAGAAGTTACTGAGTAATAACTTTAATCACACGGCCTCGGAATTCAATGGAATCGGGGCTGTGTGTCGTCACCAACTCAGGCAACAACAGTTTGCCATCCACAAACGTAAGAACGGCAAAGCCCGACCGCCAGTTGAGTGGACCGTGCTCGGTATAGTCTTCAAACTGTGGTCCGTAGGGCTCTGCAAGCGTACCAGTATCAATACCGTAGCGCACCCCGTTGTAGTCAGAAAATGGCGTGACTTTTAAGCTGTGCAAGTGGCCTGTAACGATGTTCTTGCCTGACCACATGGTGTTATTGTGGGTAGCGTGGATTCCACCTTTGAAGCGGTGTTTGACAACAGTGTTGTCGTTTAGCCATACAGCCCAGCACGGCTCCCAATCTGGGAAGTGGTCACGTAGGGTAAACCCTTTTACATGTTCATACTGCGGGGCGTTGGCAGCTAAGAACGTCTCAAATCGCGCGTCGTGATTGCCCAAAGGCCAGATCAGCTTGACGTTGTGACGGGCTTCTTTGGCGGCTTCTTCAATGTACCCCATGCAAATCGTACAAGCCTTGAGTTCTTCCATTACAGAAGGAGACTTTGCCCAGCCAATGCGTGGGTGGCGAGAGATACCCGCCCCATCAAAAATATCGCCGTTGGCAATAACTGCGTTGGGCTTGAGTTCTTTGATAGCCCACAAGAGGCCGTAGAATGCTGTGGAGTAGATGCCGGGCCAGAAGTGAGCATCACTGAACACAATCACAGTGCCGTTTAATATGCCAAGATCTTTTTTGGCGGGGTGAACGTGGGCCGTTTGAAGATGTGTGTATTGTTGGGTGGCTTGCGGCGCTGTGATTTTTATTTTTTCTTTTTGCTCAATACGCCTACGGCGTCTGTTTAGCCCTGACAAATCCATCCCAAGGGTGATACTTGCTTGGCGAACTGAACTACTGTTTTCAATTGCGCTGATGATTTCTTGATCTGTATATTTTTGGACGGGCATCATAATTTCCTACGCCAATACAGCGTGTTTTTGAAGCCCCAAGGCTTCGTCGGTTGGAACAACTTAAAACCTGTGGCAATTAAACTGTTTGCCGATGCCGGATTGTCGGTTGTATCAGTTACGACCCATCTCCACCCAAGAGCTTTTGCCTGTCGGAGGCGGACACGAATAAACTGTCTCTGTAATCCTTGTCCACGAGCAGCAGGAATAACACCTGCGCGACACAGATACCCGCAATCAATCCAACTAACGGTACGAACAAGGCCCGCAAAGCCAATATCCACACCATTCTCAGTAGCAATCCACCAAGAACCAAAATTTGTGTCAACTGGCTGGTCATAAGGTAAGCAAATCTTTTGAAGTGCCGACAGCTTGTCCTGAATTGACTCTTTGCGAATGTCTACTCGTTTAAGCATGAGCGTATTGAAAACGCTCGGTGTGACGCCGTTATGACATTGATAATGCAGTTGCGTTTACTTCTTTGACCCTGCGCTCCCATCCCTTGCCAAATGTTTGCCACGTTTGGAGCATTTTGAGATACGCTAAACGGTACGCACAATAATCGTTGATAAGTTCTTTTGCGTCTTTATTTAGTACAGCTTGGATTGTCTTGTCGCCAATAATGCCATCTGCGTACACGTTTACACAAGCTTGCAACCACTTGGCGGCACGGCCCGGGCCTGAGTTAATCGCCGCATCAAACACCACGTAATCCACGCCTGCTGGCAGAGCATCGCCTTTGATCTTATCCCAGTACTTGTTCTTGTACAGCGGGCCAACATCAGCGGGGGTCAAGGCACGCATGGCTTTTTCGTCTACTGGGTGGCCGCAGTGTTCTTCCCAGACTGTCTTGGTACAGCCGAGGTTGGTCATGCCGCCCGGGTCTTTGGGATTATTAACGTAGCCGCCTTCGTGTACGAGGACAGCGGCAAGGGCTTTGGGGAAATTGGCGTTCATTTTCTGCCCTTCATATCAGCCAGCTTTTCAAGCGTGCGACCGCCAAAGTAAGCGCCCATTACCAGCATGCCCCACTGCCCAAGCAAAGTAACGTAGGACTCAGCAATGTGAAAGCCTGTGCCGTCCATAATGGCCAAAGCAAGGTATGCGCTCAAGATGTAGACCAGCGTCAAAGGGCGCACGTTCTTGGACAGCCAAGAATCAGAAGCCATGTCGGCTTTCCAGCGATCCGAAGTGTTGGTCTGCTCAATCCCAACCAGCTTGGTTTCATTTGCCATCGCGGCAAGCTCCCCGTTTTGGGCCAGCACCGCCAGATCAAGTTGGGCCTTGGCTTTGGCTTCAGGATCGGGAATCAGTTTGTCGATAAGCTTGCCACCGATATTTAGTATTGCATCGAGTCCAAACATATCATCTGCCTTTCAGTCGTTCAAGAATAATGGCAATGTCTTGCCGATTGTTTGCAATGTCGTCGCGGTTTTTTTGGATTTCTTTTTCCAAATCTTGACGTAGTTTTTCACGTGCTAACTCAGCACCTGAGTTTGGTGATTGCCTATTGTCTGACGTAACAACAAGGCTAATTTTGCTGTTGAGTATTGTGACCTCATGGCCCAGATTGGACAAAGCCGACATTAAGTACACCACGCATGAAAACAGCAGTGGCAACAAAGCAAACGTGAGTTTTTCAATCAAAGCTCCTTTGTCGTCCATATTTATCTCCTTTAAGGGCAAGGGCCAGCAACAAATCCATTAGAGCCGCATATAGGTGGAATTGGTTTACACGGTCCAACTACATGTCCATCTGTACACCAATCAATTCGAGGTGACGCCAATCCACTTATAAAAATTTCAGGTCTAACAGTTGCAGATTGACCAACAATGGGCGTGGCACTAAAAGTAACAGTAGAAACTGGACCTGCAACAAATTCTGGAGTAATAGGGCCTCGGAAAAACGGCGCTGGCAACACCACATTTGCATCAAGTCGAACTAATACAGGAGGTAATGGTACACATGGGCCAATCACAAACCCGTCTGTACACCAATTAATGGGGGGTGTAGGGCCAACAACAACAATTGGTGGATTTGTAATGGCTGTTGGTCCAACCACGGGGCCAGTCACAAATGTAACTACAGGCGCAGATGCAGGCGTTGCTTGAGTACCACTTGGGCCAAGCACAAAAGGGCTAGGCGGGACAGCATCAAAAGACAAACGTACAGACATGGTTCTGTCTTGAGGGGCAGGGTCTGAACCCACTCCGCAACCGGACAAAACAAGACACAAAAGCAATGCATATTTCATATTGGTCTTTCAAATTTTAGGCAGACTTCAACCCTACAGGACGGTCTGCCAGCGCCCCCTTTGCCCCGGAGTTACGGGTTGGGTTGTTCTGCTGGCGCGGCTTGCTCAGAGATTTGCGGCACAGCTTGATCGCGGATGACTTGAACCAAGTCGGCCACTTGCTCATAAGGCGCTTTGCCCAGAGCAGCCAAGATCATGTTAATCGCGCCCAAAGACAGTGTCAGGTTAATGGGCGTTTTTTGCTCTTCGTTCATTTACAGTTCTCCAGTACCGCTGAGACGGGGCAGCGGCGTAACCCCGTGTTATTTTAAACCTTGGCCCAAAAAAATGGCGTATTTAAAAATTCGCAGCATCCAAACGTGTCTTGAGTGACTTGATAATTGCGTCTTGGGTTTGCAACTTTTTAAGCAAAATAACAGTCAAACGTTCGTATTGAAAACCCTCAACCTCGCCATCATTGCCGCGAGTAATAAGTTCTTCAAAGCCAGCCTCTGCCGCTTCGTCAGCAATTAAGCCTAAATGATCTTTGGTTTGGTCGTCATTTTCGCATTTAGACTTGTAGCGAACTGGGCGCAAAAGGTTGATGTCCATTTCTTCAAGATCACGTACATCTTGTTTATATTTTAAGGCGGAAGTTGAACGCTGGAAAGCGCCATCGCTGCGTACGTTAATGTTTGATGCCGTTGCTGTTGTTGAATTATATGTACCAACCGAATAAATTGTAGAAGTTGTAGCCGTAAACCAAGTGTTCCCTAGATTGTCTACATAAATCCGTGGAACTCCGTCCCCATCGGACAACACGATGTAGTTGCTTGCGGTGCGAATATCAAGGCCGCCTTGGTTGCCGGAGTAAGTTCCAAGAATGGTGTTTGCGCTACCTGTGGTCACAAGATTGCCAGCACCGTTCAAAAATCCAGCTTTGCCTGAGCCAACAAATGTGTTGCTTGAGCCGCTTGTCAATGAGAGTCCAGCACCCCAACCAATCGCAACGTTGGTGCTTCCAGTGACTGGGCCGACAGCCATTGCGGTGCTGCCAATTGCAATGTTTGTATTGCCCGAACTAATGCCACCACCAGCGGCGGCTCCCAACGCCGTATTGCCACTGCCAGTTGCCGAGTACAAGGAGGCATTGTAAAAACCCGGAACACTTGAACCAACGCCGATGTTTTGCGCCCCAGTTGCGCTATAGCCCGCTTGGTAACCAATGTAAACACTGTTTCCAGAGGTTGTATTACTGTACCCCGCCAACATACCTACCGCAGTATTAAAGTCTCCGGTTGTGTTGCTGCTTAACGCAGAATCACCAAATGCAGAATTTCTTGATCCTGTAGTGTTGCTTTGCAATGCACCAGCACCACTGGCTGTGTTGTAGCCCCCAGTAGTATTAACCCTAAGAGCATTAACGCCCAATGCTGTTAACTCCGTACCAGTGGTATTGCTATACCCCGCCTGATAACCAACAGCAGTGTTGTTGGAGGCTGTGGTATTTTGGATTAAAGCACCCGCGCCAATTGCGGTATTGTTAGTGCCGGTAGTGTTGGCGTACAGAGCGCCGTTAAATACTCCGCTAGATGCTTGACCAATTGCGGTGTTGCCCGTGCCGGTTGTGTTTGATCCAAGCGCAGACCATCCAATCGCAACGTTAACCGATCCAGTGGTGTTGGACAATAACGCTTGATAGCCCACCGCAGTTCCAGTACCAGTCGTATTGCTGTACATGCACTGATAGCCGACAGCAGTGTTGTTAGATGCCGTGGTGTTGGAAGTAAGGGCGCTTTCACCGATTGCTGTGTTAAATGCGCCAGTTGTATTGTAATACATAACGGCATAACCGACTGCCGTGTTGCTACTTGCTGTTGTGTTTGCTTGCAGGGTACGAGCGCCAATCCCCGTGTTATAGCTGCCAGTTGTGTTGGCCCCTAAAGTTCCATTAGCACCACCCGCAAGAGCAGCACCAACGGCAAGATTAAAAGTTCCTGTTGTGTTGGCATACAAACTGGCAGTACCAACAGCCGTGTTGTTGGAGGCAGTGTTGCTATACAAAGCACTTGCACCAAAAGCCGTTACGCCAATACCAGTGGTATTTGATATCAATGCACTTGCACCCACCGCAGTGTTTGTTACCACAGCGCCCCCGCCACGGCCTACGGTAACGCCGTAAATTAAAGCATCACCGTTTACATCAAGTTTTTGGGCTGGTGAATTTGTACCAATACCTACGTTGCCGCCGGAAAGAATTGTCATCCGACCTGTTGCCGCACTGTACGCATCGTTAACGGTTTCAATCGACAAGTCACCGCTAGTTACATTACCAATACGCCATGTTTTTAAATTGGTTCCAGCATTACCGTTGTACAGTTGCAGATACGGCACGGTTCCAGATCCAGAAGCTGTTTTTGCGGCAATACCGCCGTTTGCAGTCAACGTGGCGTTTGCGAGTGAGCCTTGCCCGCCAACCGACAAAGTTGTACCGTCAAAAACCAAGTTGGCAGAATCAGTCTCCAGACCGCCTGTAGTGCTATACACTACACGGCCCGATGTTAAGCCAGCATTGGTGATTGAAGTAAACAAACCAGCGCCAGATGTGTTGCTGATCTTGATGAAATCAGAACCGTTCCAAGCGCAGACGGCAGCCTCACCCTTTGCAATGGTTACACCCGTGGTCGGGCCTGAAGCTCGAAGCACAATAGATTGAGTGCCTGAGCTTGCATTGATGACCGTGTAAATCTTTGACTGCGCCGGGGCCGTGATGTACCGGGTGGCCGTTCCGCCTGCAGACCATAGCAGAATAGCTTCCCGCGACGTATTGGCTGTGCCAGAAGTTGTGGTTAGCGTGACATCAGCATCAGAGCTCAGCGTAGTTGTCCCTGCAATAGCGGAGTCCAAGAGCGAAGTGATGGAGTTGTTTACCACATCCCCCCAAGCGCCATTAAGTTCCCCTGTAACTGGCAGTGCCAATCCCAAGAGCGATGTATATGCTGTAGTCATGTTTAAACCTCAAATAGGCATTTGCCAAATTGTTGCTGATGTTACCCAGTTATGCGGCCCAAGGCAACGGTGGCTGGACGACCGGAGGGTTAATCTGGTTTTGAATTTGGTTGTTCACCAGTGTTTCAGTTGCTGTTTTGTCAATACCGTTGTTCCAGCACCAGCCAAGCACTTGGTCTTGGGTCAGTTGAGCATACGGTGTAAACGAACCACCTTCTGCGGGTTGAGGGAATGAGCAAGTGCCATAAGCAGTCCCGCTAAATGTTTCATCTGTGCCATTACAGCGCCAGCCAGCAGTCAGAACAACTTCAGTGAAGCCGTTGATTTCAGTAGTAGATGCGTTCATCCATTCAATGATCCAAGTGATAGTAGTCATGATTTTCCTTTATTTAAAAAATTCGCGTTGCATTTGCAGTATAATTTACAGGCCCACCAAGAGCATTTGTAATTTGTACTGATGTGCCACTCATGGTTATAGTAAATCCCGCATTGTCAATAGACAAAATTGTTGCCGCTGCAGGATTTCCACCAGAAACATATCTTACAAGGGCAGTAACGCTAAGACCGCTTGCATTTCCTGTTTGAGCAGTTACTAAATATGCTGAGTCTGCGGTGATGGTAAACAATGTCGCAGAAGCAGCATTAGCTACACCGCCAGATACAGCAATTGTTCTAAAAGTCCCTGCAACAACTATTCCTCCAGCAAATGGGGCAGTAGGTGCGGAGGCTGTGGTCCCCACCAGCAAATTCCCGCTGGAGTCTATACGGGCGCGTTCTGTAAGCGTATTTTCGCCCGTGCTGAATATTAAGTTTCCATAGAATGGGCCTCCTGAATCAACAACACTGTGAATTTGTGCTCTAACAGTTGTGTTACTGTAAAACTTCAAATATCCGCAAGTGTTGCCTGCAGAACCGTTGCTGTTCCACAAAGTTAAAACAGGGCCGCCAGTAGTTGCGCTGGCTTGTTGGACAGTAAGGTTGCCGTTAGTCGTTGTACTCGTCCCAATACCTACGTTACCGGAGGAATCGATACGCATGCGTTCGGTGGGAAATGTGGACGCCGTAATTGATGTTGTCAGGAATCTAAAAATGCTCCCGCCTGCCGCGCCATTTGGAGCGCCCCCTGCATACAAATCTGATACGCGAGTTCCATCAGTTATGGAATAGGTTGAAAAACCAGAAATGTCGTTATTGTTATATGTTTTTAACGCTCCAGAATTACCAACGCCCAAACCAAAAGAAAGTTGGCCGTTTGGCGAACTCGTCCCAATACCTACGTTACCGGAAGATTGAATACGCATTGCTTCTAAACCATTTGGGCCAGAAGCATCATAAACATTAAACGCTAAATCACTTAAAAATGAAGTAGCATTGGTCATTACTGACCTAATTTTTCCCGAATAATATGTAGTACCAAACTGAGAAGCATTCCTAAAAGCTAAAACAGCTTCATTTCCTATTGTAGCTATTGCCCCATTTGCTGCTGAAATAACGCCTCCAACACCCCCTGCTGTAGAAGTTGAAACTGATAATTTATCAAGAGGCGAACTCGTTCCAATACCTACGTTCTGGCTTGCGTCTATGTAAACAGCGTTTACCCCTGCCGTAGAAATGCCAATTGAATTGGTGGCAGGCAAGTACATACCGTTGCCCGTTACGCTAGTTCCTGTGGGAATAAGTTTTGTAGCCGTTGCCGTTCCGGTGGTGGCAAAGTTCGTGCCGTCAAAGGTCAAACCAGCAGAGTCAGTCAGCAGGCCGTTGGTTGTGGCATAAGTTACGCGACCCGATGACAGGGCTGCATTGGTGTTGGCGGACTTCTCTGCGGGGTATGTAACAAACACCGTTACCGTGCCACTGAACGTGACCGCGCTGCCAGAGTTGCTGGACGCTAAAATGGTAGTGCGGGTCAGTGTTGGGCCGGTTGTAGAGTACGTGCCAATCCCCACCTCCCAGCTCCCCGAGACATCTGTGGCCGAGTAATATGTTGTGTTGCCGTTACCGATGACGGCAAAGGATTGATAGCCTGTAACGCTGCCAGACAGTGTAAAACTGACCGTCGTGTTGGCGGTTCCGGTTTGCAGTGTGCGGTCTGATAAAACTAAAGCCATGATGTACCTTTATGAGTCATGCAAATCAATGAGCGCCCAACTTGCATCATCTGCAGTGTCTATTGATTGCCATCCTGCGGATTCTGGATTGTTGATAATTTGCCAATTTGCATCTTCAAAATCATTAATCAGGCTCCAGTAAAATATTCCAAACGAACCCAAGCTGCCATTTGCTTGTACTCCAATTATCGCCCTAGACAGGGCTGGTGACAAGGTTCCTAAGAGCCCTGATGCAGAAGATCCTGTCAGGTCTGCTTGTTTGCCTTGAAAAACTGTCCCGGCAGCACCAGAGGCCGTTGCGCTTGTGAGTGCAACAGACACCACGGGGCCAACTGTGCCGACAAAACCATTTGCCGCATCTCCTGTTTGGCCTTCGCTTTTTGAGAACTGGACCGTGCCCAGCAAGCCTGCTGCAACAACTCCTGTAAGAGCAACGGATTTACTCTGCGTTACAGAGCCAACGGAGCCTGTGGCTTGAACCCCTGTAAGGATTGTGCCTTGAGTAACTGTGCCAGTTGAGCCTGTAGCCGAAACACCTGTCAGTGCAATCGTAATGCTAGGCGAGACCGTGCCTACCGAACCGGATGCGGCATTTCCTGTAACAGGAACAATTACCGATCCAAGCGCAGCAAACGGGACATCTGCAAATGGGGCTAATCCGAACATGGCCCTCCCCAGACCTGAAAGTTAGGTCAAGTTGTAGCGAGGCGCAACAGTGCAGTGGTTGTTGTGTTGCTTGGCATGGTTAGTGTAAACGTACCAGCAGTGATGGTTTGCGAACCAAATGTGTGGACAGACACAGCCTTGTTGGACTGAGTGCTGTTATAAATCAACACAGTATCAAATGCAGTGCTCAACGTTACAGTGGAGTACACCAAACTTCCCGATGGTGTCCAGTACCCCACACCTGCCGTGGCCGACGAGTTAGTCGAGGCTGGAGCTGTTGCGTTGGTCACCGATACACCGCCAGCAGTGTATCCTGTGCCAGTCACTTCACCGGTTGCTGAGTACGCTGTAGTTGATGCATTCAACGTTGCTGAAGCCAAATACAAAGCGCCCTTGAATGTATCGGCAGTAGAGGCCGCACGAATTGGAGATGCACCAAAGTTATGGGTGGCAGTCATCAATTCGCCCAAAAACGAAGTACACATGGATTGGGTATTACTCACTTGAATACTCCTTTAAATAAGAAATTGCCTTTGAAAGAAACTTTGGGTTGTCCAAAAACAAACCCAGCCCGGTGTTACATCTCATACAAAGCAGACCACGAACATCGCTGGTGGTATGGCAATGGTCAATAAAAAACATTTTAGTCCTACCGCCCGGTGTTTTGGTCGCACAAATTGCACATTTACCATTTTGTTGAGCCAGCAGAGCATCATATTGTTCGGGCGTAATACCATACGTCATCTTCAACTTGCTTCGACGCTCAATTTCCAAAACTTTTTCTTTGTTGCTGGCCCTATACGCTTTGTTGTAAGCCACACGACATTTGGTGCATTGTGAAACAGGTTTCCCGGGCCGATGTGTTTTACGCACAGGAAACTCCGACAAGGATTTTTCTTCCTTGCAAACGGTGCATGTATGCGTAATTTTCACAAATGCCTTAAAAAGAAGCAGCTTCAGCGCCTATAAATACAGGCGCTTTTTTTAGAGTGACATGCGCGGATCGGTGAACAAGTTCTTCGCCCAGCCAATATTCCACCCATGTGGTGTATTCATCGTCATTATCCACAACACCTTCTTGCTTCACAAGAAGAGAATCGTCCATGTCGCCTTTGGTGGTGGTAACAATCAATTTGAACTCCTGATAAGCGCAGACGTTGATGTGTTGGCTGGCATGGTAATAAGAAACGTAGTTTTTGAAGATTTGTCAGAACCAAAATCTAAAACCGCCACCGATTTGTTGCCCTTGCTTGCGTTGTACATTAAAGCGCAGCGAGCAGTGATCGCGCCCGTCCAGCTTACGTTGCTCCAGTTAGCGTAGGCTGTGTAGCCATCGCTGCTGATCGCTACGCCGGTCATAATTTGACCGCCTGCTGTATAGCCAGACGCTACAACTTCATTCGCACTAGAGTAAACGGTCGTAGCTTCGTTTAAATCTGCGGCAGCGGTATACAAGGCAATCTTGATTGTGTCGGTAGACAGGTCGTGAATACCCTGATACAGCTCTTTTTTGAAGCTGGTGGTTTGAGTTTGCAGGATGGAACTCATGACACTTGAACCCTAACTTGTCCGTCTCGGTAAGCATCACCGCGTTGTTTGCCATCACCCAAGTTCTTAAGCAATGCAATTGCTTGGACGTAACGATCTGAGTAAAGCTGAACCATGTCCGGCTCACCCTTGATATAAGTGATTGCCTCGCACATAGTACCGTACAGCAATGCTGAATCAAAGTTATCGCCCAACCATGTTGTGTTAGAAGTTACAATTGATTCAGGATAATAGTAATAGTGCAGCTCAGCCCCGTAAGAGGCGTCTGGTGTAGGGCCAACAATGAAAGACAATTCATTGGTGATGGTACTTCCAGAAACTGTTGGGCCAAAAATAGCGTAATGCTTTGGCTTACCTGTGGTCGCTGGGTTGGGATAAGCTTCACGCATGAAGTTTACGTCTTTGTTCAACAGGAACAAATACTCGCCGCCAGCAGCCGGATAAATAGCCAACGAATACGTAGACATAAAATCGTCAGGGCACGACAAATACTTGTTGCCACTGCTCAACACGCCCGTCACATTTTTCCGCAAATTAGAAAGCTGAACGGTGTTGTATATACGCTGTTCAGCTTGCTTAATGAACGTGTTCATGTCTACCGTGGGAAACGTGTTCTCACAGTAATCACTCACCAAGGTGACAAGTTCGGTGTATGTCATGCCATCGGGCCTCGGGCCATCAAGCCTTTAGTTGCTGCGCCAGTACCACGGATTTTAATGCCGCTGGTTTTGATAGGCTCGTCGCCTGCCGACTTGCTTTCAGCGCCAATACTAACGTCCAACGTATCAAGCTTGCTACGGTTTGGGCCTTTGCCGGGATTTGTTTCCATTGTGACGGCTTTGCCGTTCATGGTGTGCGGCTTAGCATAAACGCTGGCATCGCCAACTTCCTTGCCCATCATTTTTTTGCTAAATGTAGCCATGATTAGCCTCGCTTTTGATTGTTAGCACGAGCCATGTTGCGACCTACTGCACGCATAGCCTCGCCCGTTACACCTTTGGCTTTTCCCTTACCGCCCATCATTTCTTTTTGCATGGGGCCACTGTTGCCCAAATTCTTGCCATCAGTTTTGCCTTTTTTGGCAATACCATCTGCTGCGCGTTTAAATGTCATGATTGACTCCTATGAAACTGTAACCGTTACTGTACCAACAAATGTCGTTTCCACCAAATAGTTTGGTGTAAGAGACGCATCAAAACCGCTAGAACCGCCAACTGGCCGCCAGCCCCATTGGATATCTCTTGAGCCGCCAGACAAGTTGCCAGATGCATTTACCCCTGAAGTCACATACGTTGTGTCCCTGCGTGGGTTGCGCAACGCCTGCGGGTCATCTACTGGGAATGTACCCAGCATCAACTGCGGCTGATCAGGATCCCAGCATTCAGGACAAACCAACAATTGATATTTGCGCTGCTTAATTACTTCCTCTTTGAGCTTTTTCAGTTTGAATTGGCCGCCGCATCTGTCACATTCGGCAATTGCAATTCGACCGGAAGCAAAACGATTACCCATTAGTAACCACCACCGCTAATGAACATTTGCCGGGGGACGAAACGAATAGCCGCCTTCTCTCTGTCTTCGCCGGCAGCTATCTCAAATGTTTCATCGTAAATCTGTTTGAGCATTTGGATGCGAGGCATCAGCTCAGGGGTCTTGACTGCAATGTGATATGCCAAACCAGCAACAACACATGGTAAAAACCTAAAGTTCATGTCTGCTGTCTCAGCACCTGCGCCGGCATCTTGCACTCTGCGCAGTCTCCAGTAAACAAATTGGTAAGGTGTACTGTTGTCGGGCGTCGGCCATACTGTTACGGCTGGAAGCTGCGGGACAAAGACGGCCGTAGCTGCTGTGTGCGTAGCTGCAGTTGTATTGTTTTGACCACGGAACACGCCTCCAATGACGTTGCCCGTGATGTAGGTATAGTAAATGTCTTCAGTGTCCAGACGGATAAAACCTGATCCAGCTAACCCAACCACCGAGTTAAGCGTGATCGTGGTGTCCGTGGCGCTGATTGTTGAGGATAAAACAGAACTTGTAGGATTGACTTCGCCAGATAACCGCTGAACCCATACTTGAATCGGTCTTGCCTGTTGTAACTTGTTTGGGATGGTTGCATAGGTAGAAACACTAATACGTGTGATTGTTAAGTCAGCTTGTGTAGAAGCGGTGTTAGACCCTGTACGGATTACATGTTCCAGCAAATCAATGGTGTTGGTTGGTAGCGCATACGTAGCCAAGCCGGGCGTGAGGTTGATGAAGCCTTGCTCCATCGTCCACATGTTGATACCCTTGTTCTGCCATTCGATGGTCATCAAGTTCATCGAACGACGGGCAGTTCGCAGGTCATAACCTGAACGCATCTCCCGGCCCGCACGCTCCCATGCCTCTTCCGCAATCTCGGTGAAGTCCATGTTAAAGAGGGTTGAGCCGGTAGTGGTCATTTCATGCCTTTGAGGGTTTCAGCAAAACGTGCGCGTTGACCCATTTTGCCGGGCTTTTTTGCTGCTGCAGCAAGCTTCTTGGTGGGGATTGTTTTACCCGCAGGAACGCCCAACTCTTTCTTCAAAGCGCCGGGCTTTTTGATTGCCTTTTGAATCCATTTTTCAGCCATGATTACACCTTTGCAGTTTTGGCAGATTGCACAAATGCGTCGGCAGTAGGTGCGCCTTTGGCCCCGGGCTTGCGCATTTTTTCACCAGAACCAGCGGCTATGCGTTTCTTTTTAGCATTGATATTGGCATACAAACCAACAGCTCCACCTTCAGCATACTGAGTGAAATCAGTGTTATCCCGTCTGGCTTTTTTTGAGCCTTTGGGCATCTTAGAGGGGGAGATGTCTCCCATGCCGCGACTGGCTAACATATCAACACATCTTTCCGCGAGTCTTACCACGCTGGGCAATACCATCTGCACGGCTTGATGCTTTGGAAACCGATCCGCCTTTGGCATAACCACCCATGCCTGCGCCCATAGCGCGTGCGCGAATTGGTTGTCGGCCTTGACGAGCCATAATGTTTTTTACTGCGTCAACCATTTTTTCACTTTGCTCTGCACCGGGAGCAGACCGCATAGACCCCATCTGCCCGCCGCGAATTGGCATGGGCATTGGGCGGCTTCGTTTGGGGGCAACATCTTCTTGAGTTGGACCAAACTCTGGGATAATGCGCTCAGGCGGAAAATCCATTTCTTGAGTTGGACCCGGCTCTCCGATAATGCGCTCAGGCGGGAAATCCATTGGCATTGGGCGGTCCATTGGTCTGATAATGCGCTCAGGCGGAAAATCTTGGGCCTGCGGGGTTGGCGTGCGGCCCATCATCTTAGCCAAATTAGCCGCGCCGTCTTGCTGGTCGTCAGAAGCCGTGATCCCGCCTTCATCATACCGTTTTGTTTTACGAGTTGCCATAATATTCTCCTTAGCAAGCGCCGCCGCGCATCATTTTTACTTGGGTGCCTTTGGTCTTGCCTTTAGTAGCAATACCGTTAGCTGATGCGCGGAATGTACCGCCTTTAGCCAGCTTCAAAGACGTGCCCTTGCCGCCTTTGTGCTCTTGAGCGTCGTGCTGCTTAAAAGCTTTTTTAATCATGGCTTTGTCTTGGGCTTTGTCCATCATGCCGCCTTCAGCCATGCCGCCTTTTTTCATGCCCATCATCTGTTTTTTATCCATAGCCATGTCGGCTTTAGAACCTTCGCGCATGCCTTTAGATTCGACGTCTTTGCCAGACTTTTCAAATTTAGCCATGCCGCCTTTAGCCATTTTGCCTATGCCATCAGCAGCAAAGTCGGGAACCATTTTGCCGCCCTTATTAACCATAGTCATACCGCCATCTGCGTATCCGCCCATACTCATCTTTTTCATGTCGCCACCTTTTGAGAATTTGCGGCCCTTGTCCGCAGTTGAAAAGTCTTTGCCCACAGATTGTGGGACCCCTACCTTTTTAGCAAACGATGGCGAATGTGCAATCGCTTCCATAAAGTTGTGCTGTTTTTTACTCGTGCTGGGCATTTGACGTCCTCAGATTATCAATCTTACGCTCAAGTCGATCAAAACGGTCAAGTAATTGTTGCATGTCCGCCCTGAATTCAGTTCGCGTAATATGGTCACGCGCAACTTCTTCCCGGGTCCGGTTTAACAAAATGCTTAGCCGATCCAACTCGTCAAACTTGCCTTTAAGCAAAAAGCCCATAACCGCCACAATGGCGCTTAGGGCTGCGTTCCAAAGCATCATTTCCATGTCAGCACTTCCATCTTGCTAGTGCAGCCGCCTTGCGGGTAGGCTTGCCTTTTTCGTCCTTCATAGGACCGGGCATGCCCGACATGCGGGCACAGAATGAATCTTTACGTGGCCCGCCTTGTGGCTGCGGAGCTTTGAGGTTGCTGCCTGTTGCAGCGTTGTACTTGGCCCGGCCTTTGGCAGTCAAACCCGCACCCTTGGACACGGGCAGTTTCTCGCCACGGCCTACAGCCAAAGATGGGGTTTTCTTTTTGGTCGCCATCATGCCGCCTTCAGCTTGGAGTTGTAAATGTTTTCCATCAAAGGCATTACGACCTCTTCCCGGAAATTACGACTGAATTCATTCGCGCCTACGTGCGGCAAGCTGATGTCTACGTCAATGTAAACTGTGAAACCCATTTGAGCAGCGCGGTCGCAGAACAAGTAATCTTCGCCTACGTACTTGCCATCAACGATAGCAAAGTCAAACACGGCCGATACTGTTTCAGTCGGTGATTTTTCGTAGGCCCACTCAGGGTGGACAAACACCATCTGCTCAAGAACATGCCGCTGGATCAACATGAACCCCGTGGGCGCACGTTCGACACGCATCAGTGACCCATCAAACTCCAGATCGCCGTTGGCGTCAAAATACAGGTCAGCAAAAAAGTTTTGGTCTTTGGCTCTGCGTGGGTACGCACCAGTGGTGATGTCTTTGTCACCGCTCTGAGCCATCAACCGCAAGATGTCGTCTGCCGTAACAATTACATCGCTATCAATGAACAACAACTCTGTTGCGTCCGTCTTCAAAAACTCATGAACCAAAGAGTTTCGCGCCATCGTAATGATGGAGCAGTTGGACAGATCAGACAAAATAACAGACACACCAAGCTGCATTGCTTTGGGCATAAGCTGCGCCAGAGCAAAAGCAGTCTTGATGTTTAACTTCCCATCATAGGTGGGTATGCCGATAAACAGCTTGCGCCCATTCAGAGTTGTCTGCTTGGTTTCAGCCATAATAAATGTTGCAAGCAGCTACGTTAGATAGATAGGCATAAACGCCGTTTACAGCCAACACGCCATCATC